AACGGCCACGAGCCGCCGACCATGTAAAATTTTTAAGATCGAACTCACCGAATGCCATAGCAGTCCAATACACGCCAGGAGAGCTCCATACATCAGTCCCGTTGTGGCGCTTCGATATTTGCTCAACGGCCTCGTGAAACGCCGCCTCAGCCGTCACCGGAGAGCGGCACAAATCCCGAAACTCTGGCAGCGTTGGCGGGAACTTTCCGCAAGCAGCTAAACCAGCGCGGATTTCGTTGACGGTTAGACCTTTGAGGCCGTCAGCCCAGATGTGCTTAACCCGCAATGGGGAAACGTTCGTGCCATCCCATTGCGCAACGAATTTCGAACCATAACGCGCAGTCAATTCGTCGAAAAGCCACTCGATATGCGACTTTTCAGACCCAACTCGAGTTTGCGTCGATTGTGTTTGCATCACGATTCCCCCCCGTCAACTCGTTCAAAAACTCAGTTCGCTTGCGGTCTCGATCCGACGAAGAATTCGAGACCGATACCATCGGAACATCCTCCCAACCACGCGCATTCAGCCACGTTGCCGGGTGCGGGATGTACTTCTCCTGCTGCCAGTCAGCCGAAGTCTTGGCCCGCTCAATGGCAGCAAGGATTTGCCGCAAGAGCTGCTCGTTCGGCCTGATTTTGGCAAAAGCCTTCTCTGCGTTCCCCTTCGATTTTTTTCGAGGGTAGGCTCGCCAGAAATTTTCGAACCAGTGATGGTTAACTGATGGTTCAATTGATGGTTCATTGATGGTTATGGGTGCACCTCCTGCACCACTGTGGTGCGCCACGTGCACGGGTGGGGGTGCATCTTCTGCACCACTGTGGTGCGGTAGATGCACTAGTGCATCTACCGCACTGGTGCGCCACGTGCACGGGTTTGTGATCTGATAAACAGTGCTTCTTCCAGCTCGAATTTCATCTTTTATTAAAAAACCGGCCGCCTCAAGTTCACTAATTGCCTGAAATATAGATCGCCGGCTAAGAGAGCACTTTTCTTCCAACGTTTTTACCGACGGATAGCATTGGCCTTGATCGTTAGCGTTATCGCAGAGCGCGAGCAATACCAACTTGCGCACAGATGCAAGTTTAGTATCCCACGCTGCTGTCATTAATTTAACGCTCACTCATCTACTCCGATATCTTTCTGGATAATCTTTCAAATCGCTTAACAAGCTAATCCGAATGCCCTCTAACGATTTTCCACGCCACACTTCCTGGCGTAAACGCCCACAGAATAATTATTGGGAACAAACATAAGCAAACAATAGGATAAAAGAGCCCTCCCACAGCAAGCCGCAGAAAGTACATGAAAACATAAGCAACCCAATCCACATCAATGCTCCCTATAAAACTCTTCCTGTTAATTTAGCCAAAAATCAGGAAAATCTACTTATTTCACACCGATTAATTTCTGCTGCCACAATAGAAGTAATGTTCTATCGCGCGCATAATCCATATACTCGATCTTCTCGTCTCGGCTCAATCGAGTACCCTGATCGATCTCGCGATGACATGCGGAACACCCGAACGCACCGAAGCAGTCGTGCGCCTTAATCCCCATTCCTTTACCATGAATTGCTTGGTTAGAATGACACCAAACGGTCGTTTCCGGGTTGCGATTGCATACACCAGAAATGCGTAGCTGACATTCCAGACCTTTGGCAGATTGAGTGAGTTTTTTATTACGGAAATTCATTGGTAGTAACTTTTTAGTTCACGATAAATAGCATTGAGCTTGTCCACATCAGGCCGCTTAGATTCTGCTACCTTTATTGCCCTCAAAGCGCATTCCTTAAATTGTTTAACAGTTTGGATATACGTGCAATTGGCGACAGAAATCGGCACTCGATGAGCCAACTCTAAAACTAATTTTTGAAGCTGCTCAACCCTCAAAATTCACCCCTCTATCGGCTCCAAATGCGTAAATTAATTCAGTCAAATCAGATAACAATTTCTTACTCATTCGACTGGTTCGTTGCCCACAAATGACTGCTTCTCCGTCAATTCCTGGTATGATTTTTGCTTTTACTAAACTTGCGGTAAATACGTCTTTCCACTCTTCCGATGAGAGCTTATTTCCATACCAATCGACTTGCTGCGAGACTTGCTCTAATAATTTCCAGAGCAATGCGTTTTGTTTGAGGCTACGGGTTGGTTCTTTGATTTGGACTACGTAACCCAAGGGGGTAAAACGAATAGCGGTGATTGCATTCGTTCGGACTTGATCGTTTTCGATGACATAGATCATTTCTCCAATCCTGCATAGACGAAATCAGCATAAATTGATTCGCGTTCGCAATTTTTGTTGTAGATACCGATTAGCACATGTGATCGATCTTTACGGATTCCGTGCGGGGTAAAGCAAAATGAACCGTCCTGCGCATCGTATACAGATAGGGTTCCGTACTTTTGTAGCGCGCGTAGCAGCGTACCGGCCGCCTTAGACGCGGATTTTGCAGTTGTGCGCAGGCGTATCATTTTTCCAATCCGTAAGCTATCTGTAAGTGACTCTATGGTTTAATGCGGTTTTTCAGGCACGTATAGAGCCGCAAAACTTTCAAAAATCCGGGATCGGCGGTTTCTCTATATGCGATTTTTCGCAATGTACCGAGCCGGACTCCAGATTTTTTTGCAATGCAATCCCACTCACTCCTTGGAATAGCAATAAGCCCGTCGATGACGGTATCCAATATGTTAGTTTTCATCGACAGAATTCTCTTCTCATTTATTAGATATGTCAACTCACAAATTAGATGTATTTTGCGACATCATGCTAAGTATGAGCGTTAAAGATATACTTGCTGCGAATCTAAAAAAGCTGATGGATTCAGACGCCCGGTTGCGCACATGCGACGCGGTGGGTCAACGTTCCGGCGTGAGTCGCAGTACTATTAATAGAGTAACCCGGGGTTCTGGTGGTGTTTCGGTCGATCACGCCGAAGAGATCGCACAAGCATTTAAGTTAGAATTATGGCAACTACTATCACCAAATCTTGATCCGCAAGCACCCCCCGTGCTGAGCACGGGAGATCAAAATGTAATGCGACTTGCGCGCATTATCGCGAGTTTGGACGAATCGCAACAAGCGCAGGTAATTGGATTTGTTTCGGGGGTTAAGGTAAACCAGGGGTTGCGCCCAAATATAGCTATAGATGATAATTCGACGATTCAGCAATCATTGATAAGTGATCGGAGCGAGCGTGGGGGAGCTGGTTTACTTTGCGAGGCAAAGGCCCGTAAAGCGGGATGAAAGCATAAGAAAGCTACTACAAGAACTGTTAAATTCTAACGAAGAACTTACAGAATTGATTTTCCGTGCCAACGGTCGCACGGGCATCGCAGGAACTTATACTGAAAAACCGCAGCTTGCAGTGCAGCATGCTATCGAAATGGCAAGCGATATACAGCACTGGGCGACGGAAACACACCGCCAAATCGTCACAAACTAACGCAGCAGCTCGCACGGACTTACTTTCAACGCATCTGCGAGTGCGAATAGCGTACTCAACTTAATGTCCGTCTCTAGACGCAATATCCGCCCTACCGTGCGCTGGTCTACCAAGCCGTGCGATGCGCGCGCGACATGTGATTGCGTATAACCACGATCCATCATTAGCTGCCGCAAATTTTTTGAAACTACATCTGTTCCCCTCATTCCCCCATCTTGCCCGGCAGTGCTGGGAATGTGTGCCTAGTTTGATAGGTGTATTTCCTCATTATAGAAATATCTCAAATATTAGTTGACATATCTCAAATATTAGATTATATTTCATATATGGTCACTCATGACCTACATATACCCCGGCGCGCTGCGGTGAGAGCCACGGCACGAGACACCCGCAAGGGCCAGTGCGCTGTAGACAGGAATCAGAGATAAGTGTCACGGGGTCGGGCTAACAGGGAGGAACATCATGTTTAAGCCTGAAATGAAGTACTGGGACTGGTACAACGCGATTGTAATATTCAGGCAACTTAAAGAGCTTGGAATCCTGCACGAAAAAGAACTACAGGACTTTCGCAGGCGCGCTGAGAGAGATTTTATTTTTCGAGCTAAGACTGAACAGTCGAAGCGTTAAGGGGGGGGCATGTCAGAGACGGCAAATGTGTTTTCGAAAGAAAACCAAACGGTTAAAGAAGCAATTCAGAGCAAGGTCGAATACCTGCATCAAGAAATTGAAAACTTAACTAAGAAATCCACTTATTTAGATAAAGAAATACTAGAAATGAAGCTGAGTGAATTTAAGCATTTTTGTTTCAGCTTTTGATTTCGCAAACACAAAGCGGGAGATGTGGAAGTAGACACATGACTATCGTCAATAGCGCACTGAATGATAGGGCCCGAAACCGCTCGTAGACGTACGTGAGACCGAAAGAGACGACATAACGCGAACAATGTCAGCGTCGGTAAGGAAGCTGGAGTTACGAACAGCCCCGCCCTGTGTTTGTGAGTTTTTACGAAAGGATTGACATGCTTGCAGTTAAATACCAGCACACCGAGTATCAAACAGACCCGGAAGAATCTCTGGTTGAAGCGCTTATTCGCGAAGAAAAAAACGTGCGTCTTGAGGTTGTCAATGATCCTTTGTGTTTTATTGGAACGCACATAGACGCGCCGCCGTTTTTAGCAAAAATATTCGAAAACTTCGTACATCTGCGACAAGACCCTATCAATTTTGGAAATTGGGTCTACGGATTAATAAACTCAGAAATAGGAAAAGTAGCGAAGCATTACGAAACTAACAGGGAGAGATTTGTATGAAGATCGCAGCTTATGTACTCGCTTTATGTGTTTTATATGGAATCCTTGGAAACGAGGATTACGCAGATGAACAAACCACGCAACTCGCAGTCGCCGACTACGTAAAAAACTATCAAAACAATGATATTTGGTTGGCAAAAAATGATTGACGATGGCCCGGATTATCGTCAACAAGAATGGCTAGAAGAATTGGAATTTGAAGAGGCGCACCGCTCACCGGGTGTATTAAATGAGGAGATAGAAAATGGGTCTGATCGCAATGGAAACAAAAAGCAATTTCAAACAAGTACCGCAAGGGGTACATTTAGCCCGATGCTATCGGGTGATTGATCTTGGTACGCAAATCGAAAATTACAAAGACGAAAAAAAAGCAGCGCGCAAAATTATGATCTCATGGGAGCTCTTTGGTGAAGCGGAAGATGGCTCACCACTAACGACCGATGACGGTCTTCCATTAAGCGTAAGTAAACGCTATACGCTATCACTAAATGATAAAGCAATTCTTCGTGCAGATTTGCAATCATGGCGCGGAAAAAACTTCACGCCAGATGAGCTAAAAGGCTTTAACGTTATAAATGTAATTGATGCGTATTGTATGGTGAATGTCATACATAAAGAAAGCGGTGAAAAAACCTATGTGAACGTAGTCGGAATTACGCCGCTTCCAACTGCTTTGCGAAATAACAAGCCAATACCAGTAAACGCAAATCAAATTTTTGATGTTGATAATCCGGATATGGATGTGTTCGCCTTGTTCCACGAGCACTTACAAAAAACTATCGAAGGATGTGCTGAATGGCAATCCACAAGCATATCACCATCTCCTTTGACTTGCGAAGATGCGTATAGCAATATTGATAATCCATTCTAACTATGAACCTATTCGAAATCGCCGAAGAATACCGCTACGCCGCTAGCAAACTTGTTGATCTTGAGATTGATGAACAAACGGTTACGGATACGCTCGAAAGTGTGTCTGGCGATCTGGTTGAAAAAGGCAAGAACATCGCATTTGTAATTCGCAATTTGGAATCGGCTTCTGACCAAATTACCGATGCTATCGCGGCAATGAAGAAACGCAGCGATAGCATGAGAAAGCGAGCAGACCGTATGCGTGAATTCTTACTTGCTGGAATGTCACACGCAGGTATCAAAGAAATCACCTGTCCATTTTTTACTATCCGATCACGCCAAAACCCTGAGTCTGTCGATGTTTACGAAGAAGCACTTATCCCACGTGAGTTTTATACCGACCCAAAGCCTCCTGAGCCAACTGTCGATAAAAATCTTATCAAGAAAGCTATCAAGGATGGTTATGAGGTTCCAGGAGTTAAGTTGGTTAAGAAAGCAAGACTGGAGATCAAATAATGGAACCAATGAAAGAATTTTATCCGGTCGAACTCAAATCTAAACCCAACGACGGCGGAAGCGCATTCCCGTACAAGTTAATAGACCCACAACAACCGGGTGCAGAATATTACTCAAGCGGAATGTCGCTGCGTGCTTACCTTGCAGCGAAAGCTATGCAAGGAATCTTATCCAAAAATTCTGGGTTGGAGGAAATGGATATTGTCGTAGCTATGGAATCGATTAAATACGCCGACGCACTCATAGCGGCACTTGAATCATGAATCATTCTCCTGGGCCATGGACGCTTACCAAAAGGAGTCCTCCTATATTCAACAGTTTCGAAATTGTTGACGCAAATAACTTCGGACTTATCAAAGAATGCCTTGATAATTTTTACACTGATTTAGATGATGGTGACTGGAAACTAATCGCAGCAGCCCCAGAACTTCTTTCCTCGCTCAAAACACTGCTAGAAACCCTCAAAGAAAACTGTGTAGTAGGAGCAAACGTATTGGATGCAATTGGTAATGCAAATTTAGTGATACGAAAGGCTGAGCATGGTTGCAATGAATGATTCCCGGGTTCTTTCTTACGAAGAAAAACCTACTCTCGATGAAATTGCTAAATTTCTTCATACGTGTGGCGCGCCTGAATTTGCTTGGGTTGTTGAAGAAGCCATTCAGATGTTGGCCGATAAAAAAGCAGCTTGATCGGAGATCGTATGCCATTTACTGAAGAAGACTATACACCTTGGTTTGGTGTTAAAAAACTTCCTGAACGTATCGGAATTTACAAAGTTAAATATCTAACATTAAGCGGGAAAGGCCCTTATCTTGGGCTTTCACGATATATCGGAGGATGGGGTTTAATTGAAAACTCCAGCGTGTGCGGTTCATTTACTCACCGCTTCGAAGGAAAAGTTATAGGATGGCGCGGCATAACCGAGTCAGCTTACTACAATGAACTCAAAAGGCAAATCCATGAATGAGCAAACACTCGATTCAGTGACAGATAACCAAAGAGAAGGCATCGATGTGTTTAAGGAATACATCGAATCTATATGGCCTATCGCCACGCTCACCAATCGTATAAAAAACGAATGGAAACCATTATTTATGGATGGAGATAGTCAAAAAATGATTTTTAGTAAGGATGAGATTTGTAGGGTGCCATATTATGTTATTACCTTTCTTAGCGGACATTACCACACGAAATATATTTATATGATAAAGAAAGCGGCTGAAATGTGCGGTCTTGACGAATGGCATTGGCCCCTCAGAAAACAGCGAGATTGTCCAGAATATAATGAGCGCCCAAAACCGCAATCAAACTGGCTTTTCCCTGACTGGGAAATGTTTTTTATTGATGAACGGTTGGTACCGTGGGGGCTAAGATGAATGAGCTTACTGAATGGTTTCCGATGGATATAGACCCCGTGCGCGCGCGTAAAAATGCGAGCCGAAGCGGATGGAAAGCGCGCTGCTATCGACGCAGCTATGCGGGGTGAGGAATGATTGAGCGTTTCATAACATTCACCGACGAAATGGCACGGGCGATTCTAGATGGGCAGAAAACGCAGACGCGGCGAATCATTAACAGTCAGCCAGACAAATCATTGATAGGCGCAGCCTGTCTTGTGACCGAAGTCAATCATAGCTCCTGGTGCTGGATAAACGGGTACGACGGCAGTGTTGCTGAAGAGATAGGCGGCTCTGGTATTTGTCCATACGGGCGCATCGGAGATCGGTTAATAGTAGAACCAAACAATGCCAAATGCATCACGCTCGAAATAACCGATGTGCGTGTTGAGCGGCTGCAGGATATTAGCGAAAAGGATGCTCGCGCAGAGGGAATTGACGGTCACAGTCAAGCGCTCATCGGAACCTGTCGCGGAAATTTCTTAAGACTTTGGGAATCAATCTATGACGCTGGCATCTGCAATGCTAATCCATGGGTATGGGTAATTTCTTTTAAGAGAGCGGAGGAAAGAAGTAAGCAAATAAACATCAAGTAGCGGTATCGGATTTTGCGGTCTGCTTACCATTGCATTAATCGTATTAAAACTGTGTAACGTCATCACATGGTCTTGGTGGTGGATAACCGCGCCGATATGGTTGCCACTGCTTGTTTTCGGAATTGCTATCTTGGTGTTTTTTAGTATTTTTTATTGGATTGACAAATGAAGATTGAGATTAAAAACTTTTGGAATGCTCAAGTATTATTTAGCTTTGAATGCGAAGGCAATACGATTGCAATTACGCTAAAAGCGGCCGTCAACGCAAAAACAAACCTGAGCGATGCAGACCTGCGCGGTGCAGTCCTGAGCGGTGCAGTCCTGCGCGGTGCAGTCCTGCGCGGTGCAGTCCTGAGCGGTGCAGTCCTGAGCGGTGCAGTCCTGCGCGGTGCAGACCTGAGCGGTGCAAACCTGAGCGATGCAGACCTGAGCGATGCAGACCTGAGCGGTGCAGTCCTGAGCGGTGCAGTCCTGAGCGGTGCAGTCCTGAGCGGTGCAAACCTGCGCCGTGCAGTCCTGAGCGGCGCAGACCTGAGCGATGCAGTCCTGCGCGGTGCAGTCCTGAGCGCTGCAGTCCTGAGCGGCGCAGACCTGAGCGGTGCAGTCCTGAGCGGTGCAAACCTGCGCGGTGTGCCTTGTATTGAAAACATTCACCAAACAATTTTCGCGGCAGCCTCCCAGCCGTGCGCACTTAACATGGCTCAATGGCATACATGCGAAACCACACATTGCCGCGCCGGATGGGTCGTTGCGAAAGCAGGTGAAGCTGGCGCAGCAATGGAATACTGTATTGGTACAGCAGCGGCCGCAGCATTAATCTATTTAAAAAGTGATCCTCACTTGGAGAAATTTCCTAATTTCTACGCTAGTGATGAAGAAGCATTGGCTGATATGGAACGATTGGCTCGGTTGGAAGCGGCGAGGGTAACGATATGAAATCAACTTGCCTTACCACGTCGTCGCTTGAAACTATCCGCGCTACGTTAACGCTTGAGATGTTAGACACGACGCCAGCTAACACTCCATGCATGAAGGTACAGCGTGTGCACGCAAAGGCGGTCGATAAAGCCCCGCGTAGATCATTAACCGCGCGCAGACCGTTCATAAATCTGAATTCAGCGTCGTACGAAGAGGATTGAACATGACTAATAATTTATTACAGCAGATTCTTGATTCACCTATCGGATCGATTCTGTTGATGCGGGATCAACCCACCATACGTCAAGCAATTTCAGACGTATGCGACTCGATGGCGCGGTTGAAAAAAACCGAAGCAATTGATGAACAAGCATCTTACTGCACATTAGGAAGTGAGAATCATGAAAGCATTTAGACCAAACTTAGATCGCTCCGGCGCAGTGCACCAGATGCGCCAAGATCGCTTAGCAGAACATCAAGTTCTACCGCTGCGCAAATATGCAGCAGAGCGTGCAGAGAAGGTTCGCGTGCGCGTTGCACTTCTTGGCGACGTGTTAGAGGAGTCTGTCGATAGGCTGGATAAGGTGGACAGCAAAGAAAGTTCGTTTTCGATGAGCCATGAAGACATTGTAAAAAACCTGGTATGAAACTAGAGAATCCATTTGATTGCGACGAAGGTCGGAAGGCTATACACGGCTTCGTAAGCGGCGCGCATTTTACTGTGCATCGGAGCACTGCAATTTGCACGATGCAGTTTATGGACGGGACTGTTTTTATGTCGTTCCTGCATTTCACGGATGATCGAATCAGCAACGAAGATCGGAAGCTGATGGCTTATAACAAGGCCATCGACCGAGTAGTTAAAAGATACGGTGCTGTTGGCGCTCTTGGGCACGATAGCTTTTATTGCAACCTGAGCAAAGAACTTGGAAGGATAGTCAGTCACGCATCGAATGGGAGATCGTGATGTGGTCCTTAATATTTTTGCTGATTATTTTATTGCTGCTAGGCGGTGTCGGCATAACATACGCCGGGCTTCTTTGGGTCAACTTTCAAAATGAATGATGCTAGTATGAAACCCTATCTAACTGACGCAGAAATTGCCGATATTTGCAAGCCTCTAACCCAGCCAGCCGCGCAATGTAAATATTTAAGATCGCTGAATTTACTAGTAAAAGTAAAGCCAGGCGGCGGCCCGCTAATAGGCCGCTCACATTTTGAAAAAGTAATGGGTGGTGCGACCACCTCACAAAATGAAGAGAGCATGTCAAAAGAAGACGAACCGGATCGATCCGCAATGATTATAAAATTTAGACAAAAGAAAGTAGCCCATGCCACCGAACGGCCGGAAGCGTAAAACTAACGACCTGAACTTACCGAGCCGTGTTTATTTTAAGCATGGTCAGTTTTGGTACGTGCATCGTGACAGGCGCTGGGAACCTCTCGGTGCCGATGTAAAAGAAGCCATCCGGAAAGGCAAGCTTTATAACGACCCAGACAACGTATATGGCACGATGGCATATTACCTTGATGCTTTTATCGTGCACTGCGAAAAGCGCATCGGTGCAAAATCAAACGCACTCGCACCGCGCACATACGAAGACTATAAACGCAACATCGAGCCGCTGAAAATTTACTTCGGAAAAATGACACCGGCAGCAGTGAAGCCCAACCACGTTGGAAGTTATTTGGATCTCGGCGTTGAGCTTGATCGACCTATACGCGCAAACCGTGAGAAGGCCTGCCTATCAGCGTGCTTTACGTGGATGATTCGGACCGGTGATGCCGGCATAACAACTAATCCGTGCATCGGTGTGCGGCGCAACCCTGAAACTAAGCGGGATCGCTACGTTACCAATGCAGAATTTCATGCAGTACGACAAGTTGCACCGCTGTCAGTGCGTTCGATGATGGACTTGATCTATCGCACGTTGCAAAGACCAGAAGATATTATTGGATGGTCGCGCGCTAACATCCAAACCAAGATCGAAAACGGCACGGCGCGCAAAGTTTTGCGGAATGATCAGGGCAAAACTGGAAAAATAGTCGACATCGCAATTACCCCCGAAATTGACAGCATTCTGCACGCCCTATTCGGCGCTGCCGGGCCGGTGGTAGGCATGACACTTATCCATCGCAAGAACGGGCGCCAGTACACCTACAGCGGCCTCTGTACGATGCTCAAGCGAGCAATTAAAAAAGCTGGCGTACCGATGTTTGGTTTTTACGATTTGAAGGGTAAGGGCGCAACTGATATGTGGCAAAGCGGTCAGCCGATCGAACTGATCCAATTGCTATGCGGCCACGAATCATCCAAGACAACGGAGGTATATATCAAGCAACGTTGGGTTGCCACAGCAACACCAAATCAGGTAGCATTCGTGTCTAATTAAGTGGCTCGAACCCGCATACAATCTATGTTCAGTTTTCGATTTGATAGCCGCGTTGTTAGACAATCGACAATACAAATTGCTAGGTATTATGCGGCTCTCAGCATAGTTTAGGCATGAGACTGTTAATCCGCAGGTCCCTGGTTCGAGTCCAGGTTGGGGAGCCAATAAAATCAATAACATAGGCCGTATTTAGCGGCTTCTATCCTGAACGTATTAGACATATTGTTAGACACTGTCTAACAAACTACTTGAAATGAACTGCCCGGAATTGCCGGATAGTTCCAACACGCATGCACATTACGCCGGAGTTTTGGGAAGCTCGTTAGCTTGTAGTGTGCAGTCGTGTTGGTGAACGAAAAAAGGACGCTTTTTTTGGAGTGGCATTTCTCTCTATTGAATCGCAAGTTTGATTCTTGCCACTAACACATCCGCGCTGGCGATGTAAAAGACCAGCACCAACACAAAGCGGGCAGCGTGGAAGGAAAAGCGCTTACCTAGGAATAGTTTCACAAAGTGCTTGATAATTTCCGATTTCGGCGCGTTGCTTACACTCGTAGAACACGAGAGCGTTACGGACAATTGGCAAAACCGAGCGGTGTGGGCCTATCTTGAGCAAATGCCGGCAGACTGGCCGATTGTTTTGTACTGGCACTAAGGAAAAGAATGAAGAAAGTATCTGAATTAGATTTCTTGGTAGCCGAGCACTTGACCACGCTAGATCAAATGATCGAACGCTTAAAATTCGCGCGCAAGAAAATCGGGCACGGCGATGTTGCGGTATGTGTTGCAGTTCCAGGTTCCAATGGATTCACAACGCCTTACATTCGCGTCACTCTCCCCACAGTGCTTCTAGCTGAAGGCAGCACAAGAGGTACAGAAGCATTGGTGATTGGAGCTTTTCCAGCGCCGCGAAATCCTCCGATACCAACAACGTTCCCATTTAAAGTTATAGAGAAAGGCAACGACAGTGAAAGTAATTAATGAAGACGGCTCTCGTCCGATTAAAATTTGGACGGACTATGTAGAAGATTCTGCTTTAGTCCAGTTAAAAAACTTGGCGCGGCTACCATTTATTGCCGGCAATGGCGTTGCCTGTATGCCGGATGTTCATGCCGGAATAGGTTCGACTGTCGGCACCGTCATCGCGACAAACAAAGCAATTATTCCGGCCGCTGTTGGGGTTGATATTGGTTGCGGCATGAATGCGATAAGGCTGTCACTCAAGGCTTCTGATCTGCCGGAATCGCTTATAGAAATCCGCCATCAGATCGAACGAGACATTCCTCTTGGTGCCGGCGGTGCAAACAAAGAGCGCTGCTATCAGCAGGGAATCATTGAGAGCGGCCACTTAAGGGCCGTGTCTACAGGTATGGGCATCATCAATGATTCTTTGATACATAAAGCAGCAGTTCAGTTAGGTTCGCTGGGTTCAGGTAATCACTTTATAGAAATTTGTCTCGATGAAAATCAAGACGTTTGGATCATGCTTCACTCTGGTTCGCGTGGAGTGGGAAATAGAATCGGGACACACTTTATCGAAAAAGCCAAACGCGACATGGAAAGGTTTTTTATCAACCTTCCAGATAAAGACCTGGCCTATCTACCCGAAGACACCGAAACGTTTAACGATTACGTTAGCGCCGTTAGCTGGGCCCAAGACTACGCTTTAGAAAATAGAAAGCGAATGATGGAAAAAGTTATTGCTGCGCTTTCTGTGCATATCCCGATTGGATTTTCAATCACACAAGAAGCGATCAATTGCCACCATAACTATATCGCCCTAGAAAACCATTTTGGTCAAAACTTATGGGTTACACGCAAGGGCGCTATACGAGCACGCGAAGGTGATCTAGGAATTATTCCCGGGTCAATGGGGCAGCGCAGCTATATTGTGCGCGGCAAAGGCAATCCAGAATCCTACTGCTCATGCTCACACGGCGCCGGACGTAAGATGAGCCGCACGCAAGCGCGAAAAACCTTCACGATTGCTGACTTACAATCGCAAACTGAAGGTGTTGAATGCCGCAAAGACAACTCCGTATTAGATGAAATTCCAGGCGCTTATAAATCAATTGATGAGGTGATGGCAAACCAAACTGATCTTGTCGATGTCGTGCATATATTGAAGCAAGTCTTGTGCGTCAAAGGTTCTTAAATAGACTCGGTCATGAAAAAAATACTAACCGCCCTGCTCTTATTGCCGTGCCTCGCGCTTGGCGCACCGCAACCATTGCCAACCGGCGCGACATACGAGGTTGCATTCTCTCCGCGCGGACAGTCGCTGCAGATCGTCCTGAGTGGCATCAACGGCGCGCGCGAGTCGATCCTAGTTGCGGCGTACCCGTTCACGAGCAAGCCGATCGCCACCGCACTGCTCGACGCTCACAAGCGCGGGGTACGCGTGCAAATCGTCGCGGACAAGAAGAGCAACAGCGGCAAATACAGCGCGGTTACGTTCCTCGCAAACCAGGGTGTACCGGTGCGACTCAACGACCGCTATGCGATACATCATCATAAGTTCATGGTCATCGATGGCACAACGTTGGAGACCGGATCGTTTAACTATTCTGCCGGCGCGGTTAACAAGAATGCTGAGAATGTGATCGTGTTGCGCAACGCGGCACCGGTGGCGCAGGCCTATGCGCGCGAGTGGCAGCGGTTGTGGGATGAAGCCTACGAACTTAAACCCGCTTACTAGCAAGTCGCGCTGCATATGTTATGATGCGCGCACTGAATTACAATACAGGATAACCATCAATAGTGAGGTTCCCTCGATATTTCGTCCACCATCAGGTGATGTTATGCAGCGGATTTTTTCTGAGTTTGCTGATTCCTCCAGTGGTCGAGATATTGAATGGGAGATTGATAGCCAAGTGTCGAATGTTGGCGAGTTCGATTATAAAAGACTTCAATGTACTCAAAGCTGGCAGCCTTCATTTCGGTATGGGTAGCGTAACGTAGGCCATGATATCGCTCGTTTTTGAAACTGTTAAACCAGCTCTCGGTCGGGGCGTTGTCCCAGCAGTTTCCTTTGCGACTCATCGAACAGGTCATGCCAAATTCCTTGAGCTTGTCTTGAAACATCTGACTCGCGTATTGGCTGCCGCGATCCGAATGATGCATAACGCCGGCATCCGGCCGACGGCGAAACCAGGCCATGGTTAAAGCATCCGTCGCAATATCGCTCGTCATACGAGGCTTGAGTGACCAGCCTATGATTTCTCGATTGAACAAATAACCTGAATGTTGTTATGCCTTGGGAGCTATTATTACCACCTGAACCACCCCAAATGAGTTTGCCTTATGAAGAAGCCGGAACAGTTGGAACCGCAACCGCCGAGCAAGAGTGCCTTTGACGATCTGTTGAAGCGAATGCTATCAACACCGCCAAAGCCGCATCCGAAACCAGCGAAGAAAGTCGCAAATAAAAAAACCGCCAAATAGGCGGTTTTTTTATTTTAGGACCGATCGTATAGCTGGGTTTCCTTAGTACACACTTCCGAATTTTTTGGTTGATTGCAGATAATATCTTGACAAGCGCAGTTTGTGTGCGTATAGTGCGATTTGTGCTTGGTGTAGATAACGGTTACTTCCATTGGGCGGAGAGGGTCGCGGGTTCGAGTCCCGTCAGTCGGCAACGACTGTAGCTCAGCGGTAGAGCATCTAAATCTCCGTTATCGTTTGTTCCGGCAAAGTTTTGTGGGTAGTGTAGATTGCGGTTACTTCGGTTAGGGCCAACGCAAGTTGGCTGCTGGTTCAAGCCCAGCGTCCGCCATCGTTTGTTCTCCCAATGCCAACATCGAGCCTCTTTTTTAATCAGGAGGCATTATGCGTACTAATGTCAAATATGCAGGCGCTGAAAAAACATACGAAGGCGCGCTATCTACTAGAGTCATGACGCCAGCCGAAGAGCTGCGCCGCTCGGTTATGGCGTGCATGCTCTTCGAAAATTCTTTCTATGAATCCGGCGCAGATGCTGCGGGCCGCATGCAGGCCCTGGTCAAGCAGGTTCCATTCGCGGATGCGGCGCAAATTGCAATCGATGCTCGCGAAAAAATGAAACTTCGGCATGCGCCATTATTTTTATTGCGCGAACTGCTTCGGTATCATAAAGGGCGTGAGGTAGGCGATTTGATCGCTCGTGTAATCCAGCGCCCTGATGAGCTCGGGGAGTTGCTAGCTTTGTACTGGAAAGACGGAAAAGATCAACCCCTGACCTCACAGCTCAAAATCGGATTGGCTCGCGCTCTCAAAAAATTCTCACCGCACCAATTAGCAAAATGGAATAAGGACAGCGCAGTAAAGCTGCGCGATGTTTTATTCTTATCGCACGCAAAACCAAAGAATGATGAACAGGTTAATTTATTTAAACAGTTAGCTGAAAATACCTTGCCAACCCCGGACACTTGGGAGGTTGCACTCTCAGGCGGTGCCGATAAAAAAGAAGTTTTCACTCGGCTAATAACCGAAAAGAAACTTGGCGCACTCGCCCTATTGCGTAACTTGCGCGGAATGCTAGAGGCCGGGGTATCAGAAGATACTATTCGCGACGGACTAACAAACATGGATGCGGAGCGAATCTTACCATTTCGCTTTATCTCTGCCGCAAAACACGCTCCGCGTTTAGAGGACGCGCTAGAGCAAGCCATGTTCCGCTGTCTTGCGGAAAGCCCAAAACTTAGCGGCAAGACTGCTTTACTAATCGACCATTCCGGATCAATGCAAAGTCCTGTGTCAGAAAAATCGGAAATTTCTAGATTCGATGCAGCAGCAGCCCTAGCGATGATATTGCGCGAAACAGCCGAGCAATGCCGCATATTTACATTCTCGGATCGATTGATCGAAGTCCCGCCGCGCCGTGGCTTTGCTCTGGTTGAGGCCGTTCGTCAAGTAATTAATCCGGCAGAAACGCTACTAGGCGCTGCCGTAAAAATGGTCTATCTACAGTTTCCAGAATGCAATCGAATCATCGTTATAACTGATGAGCAATCACGGGATCGGCCGCCCCACCCACAGGGGGGTGGCTATATTATCAATGTAGCGGGATATCGAAACGGCATTGGCTATGGCCCATGGGTAACAATTGATGGATGGTCGGAGGCGGTAATTGAGTATATTCGAGCGAGCGAAGAAACCGCTTCCCAGTGACATAAAAGAAGCGCGGCTTGCTGCTGGCTTAACGCAACAGCAAGCCGCTGAATTGATCGGTTATTCGCGTCGTGCATGGCAAGAATGGGAATGCGGTCGTCGCAATATGCGGTTCTTGGTTTTTGAAGCATTTAAAATTGCTACGGAAAAATAGCTGTTTTTACAGATCGATTGTCAACCATGACCTACTTATTTGAAGATCGAGAACCAGATTTTGTCAACGAGAAAGGGGTTAAATGGTGGCTAGATAAAGCAATATCGGATTACGCACAAAAAGCAGATCAGAACGGTATTAAGGTTGATGCAACTGGGTTTGTGATCGAGATGCAAAATGGTTTTCGTAGTTATGTGTTGCTATCGAAGGGTGGTAAGATTTTAAGCGATGACCAGAAGCTGGAAGCAATATATTGTAAAATTGACATACTAAAACTTGCTGAGAAATATGATCGCCAAGACGCGTGAGGAGGAATTCATGAACATTAAGTATGTTGTAGTGCCGGACGAACCAATTCAAGGAATAACGGCGGACAATATGATGGAAAATTCTTAGAGGATTTTCTTGATTACGATGGTGAGCCCTCTCTTTATGTAAGATTATGGCATGTCCTTTCGCGGGAAGAGATGATGCAGCTATCTAAAGACTGTGTAACCTGGAGGAATCCGCAGGATGAATATATCAGGAAACGAATATCGAACGCTGGCAGAAATCAGTTTGATTATGAATTCAGGCGAACGATTCACTTCTATCCAGAGCCTTTTGATGCGAAATAAGTGGATATATACAGAAGGTATACATATCGAGAATGATATGTATAGAAAAGTCGATTTTTTAGATACATCGGGCAGGGAGCTCAAAGGTTAGAGCAGGAAACTCATAATTTCCAGGTTGTTGGTTCAAGTCCAGTTCTGCCCACCAAACAGAGGTAATTATGTTAAGCGGCCTATATTTAGCAATGCTCAATCCTATGATGACGGATGATGGGCTCTCTCAAATGACGAGGGGAAACCTTTAACGCAAAACTAAAAATGATAAAAAGTGTTGAAGATGGACTGGAAGGCTTACGGGGAGAAGAAAAGCAGGAATACATCCGTATTGTGCTTCCACAGCTTATGACTTTAGTTTTGATGTAAACAGAGGCGCGAATGAAAACACTAGAACAGCATTTTTGTGACTGGGAATGTTCGGCCTTTGGGTTTGGCTACGGAACAGGCGAGGAGCATGTTATTGGTGCCTTAAAGTCATTCTTTGAGCTATGCAATAAAGGAGACGGGCTCCGCGCCTACGATCACAAAGATATTGAAAAAGAACTCTCTCCGGCAACGGCATGGCTTCTTATCAATAAACTATGCAGCTTAGATGCCATTGAATACGGAACCTCGCCTCGCTATGCATGGCTCACAAAAAAGGGAGAAAGACTCAAGGAGTTTTTTGGAAAACACTCGACAGAAGAGCTTCTTAATATTTTGTGGGAGAACTTTGAAACTTGCGGCGACAGTTCACCGAAAGAAGATAATCCGCCCACAAACCCATTTTGGCATGACAGCATATGAACACTGAATTTGAAATCCTCATGTCCTCACACCTAAGTAAAGTGACAGGTAGAGACCATAACGGAATGCTTGAAGTCTACGTAGACAACATACATGGCGATCACTTCTTTTATCTACGCGAAGTCGATGCGTCAGATTTAATAATTTCCCTCTCTCAATGGCTGAAAACTAAAGCACTTGAGCGAGAAGAAGATAGCAAGCTAGGGCCGCTGTAAGAATGATCGGTAGACCCCTAAACTCAATGGACAGGAAAACCTGGATGCTCACAATTATGAAATGTTACGGATCAGTTGTAGTCGCAACCGTAGTGACAACATTAGAGCAATATATGCTTGACAATTTAGAGAAAATGGTTAACGCTCACGATGTAACCAGGGAGAAGTGATGAAAAAGATAATCTTAGTATCGATGTTATTGTTATCGGGCTGCGCTAACGAAATGTATCAACGCGAATATACACCGGAGGAGCGGGCACAGCTTCAAGAGGCTGTAATGCGGTCTAGAATAGAGCCTGTGTTGCTCCCGATGCCAGCGCCTGTTAAACGTTCGGTCAACACGCAGTGCTATACGTACAATAACCAGATGAACTGTACAACGCGATAATTCTGTATTTTGAACCAGATGATAAGAAATTGGGAAATTGACAGACTACGTGCGTTAGCGATGTGAATTGACCCCAGTTTACTAGACACCAGTAAGCCTATAAATTTAGGCCACTAGGAGGTGTCATTGTAACCCTCCCGTAAAATCAGTCCAAGCATAACTAGAGGTCTTTGGGCAAACTATGTAGCCAAAGGAGGCCTCAAATGCGCAAGAGCAGATTCAACGAGACCCAGATCATGGGGGTATTAAAGGCGGTCGAAGCAGGTCGAACTGTCAGAGAAGTATGTAGGGAGCACAGCATCGCGGAAGCGACGTACTACCAGTGGAAATCGAAGTATGGCGGCATGGAAGCGGCTGACATCAAGCGCCTGAAGGAACTGGCAGACGAGAACCGCAAACTCAAGATGATGGTGGCGGACCTAAGCCTAGAGAACCGAGCGTTCAAGGAAGTCATAGGTTTAAAGCGTTAGCCCCCGCCCAGAAGCGCTGGTATGCGGAGCAACTGCAAGCGCAAGGCTTAAGCCAGCGGCAAGCCTGCAAAGCGGTTAGGCTGTCGCGCTCGGTGTTCTCGTACCAGCCGCGCAGCGAATCCGATGAACCGATCATCGTAGTGCTGCAGGAATTGGCGGAACGCTTTCCGGAGCGGGGGTTTAGCAAGTATTTCAAGGTGCTGCGACGGCGCGGGCATGGCTGGAATCACAAGCGTGTGTATCGCGTATACCGAGCGCTGGGATTGAATCGTCGCCGGATGGGTAAGAAACGGCTGCCGGCCAGAACGCCAAACCCGCTGGTGGCGCCGGAACAGATCAACCGGAGTTGGTCAATGGATTTCATGAGTGATGCACTGTGGTGTGGCCGGCGATTTCGCACCTTCAATGTGATAGACGACTGCAGTCGTGAAGTGTTGGCAATCGAGATTGATTTGAATCTTCCAGCCACGCGGGTGGTTAGGGTATTGGAACGGATCGTCGCCTGGCGCGGCTATCCGGATCGGATTCGCATGGACAACGGCCCGGAGTTTATTGCGGCGGCGTTGGCCGATTGGGCGCAGCAACATGGCGTAACCCTGGAGTTCATCGAACCGGGGCGGCCTATGCAAAACGGTTTTATCGAGCGCTTCAACCGCAGCTACCGCGAAGGCGTATTGGATATGTATGTGTTCAGGAACCTAAACGAGGTGCGCCAACGGACCGAAATATGGATGACCGATTACAACGAGCAGTTACCCCACGATTCCCTCGGCGATCTCACACCCGTCGAGTATCGTGTTCTTCACCAGCCCGAAACCTCTAGTTTTAACTGGCACTGATTGGGGGAGGTTTACAATGGACGTGTCTCTATATATAGCTGGCGATGTATATCCGGCCCGAATGAGTCTCACAAAGGGTTTCTCATGAAACAAAACTCTCCGCAAATATTAAAAACCGTGCTTGAGCGAATACATACGTTTGAGCCGGATAAGCTAATGCCTTTTACAAAATTTCTGCCATTGAATCAAAGTAAAAAGAATGGTTTACATTCTGTGGAGATATGCGCAGGGGCTGGTGGTCAAGCGCTTGGGCTCGAACTTGCAGGGTTCAATCATGCAGCTTTGGTGGAAATCGATCGTGAGGCTCAAAATACGCTTAGATTGAACCGCCCTCATTGGAATGTCCTGGACAATGGTGACGTTTGTCAGTTTTCCGGGAGAGATTACAAAGGTGTTGAGCTTCTTGCGGGGGGGTGCCTTGTCCTCCATTTTCCAGAGCAGGGAAACAGCTAGGCCAAGATGATGATCGTGATTTATTTCCCGAGGCTGTAAGAATTGTAGATGAGTGCCGTCCAAGCGCAGTCATGCTAGAAAACGTCCGGGGTTTGCTTGATACAGTCTTTGATGAGTATAGAGCTAAGATAATCAGAGATCTTAAGAAATTAGGATATGTAGCTGAATGGCGGCTTCTCAACGCCTCCGATTTTGGGGTTTCACAACTCCGGCCAAGAGTTCTGTTTGTTGCAATTCGTAAAGATCTGACTGAAGGATTTTCTTGGCCAGAAGGGACGGGGAGAAGACCTCCAACGGTCGGTCATCTCTTGTATGACCTAATGGCGGAAAGAAATTGGAAAGGTGTGAAAGCTTGGCGCGAACGTGCTTGTGATATTGCCCCGACGCTTGTAGGCGGCAGCAAAAAACACGGAGGCCCTGATCTTGGGCCGACACGGGCTAAGCGCGCGTGGGAGAGCCTTGGGGTAGATGGGAAAGGGCTTGCTGATCTTGCGCCCGATACGGATTTTGTTGGGTTGCCGCGCCTTACGGTACGGATGGCTGCAAGAATTCAAGGTTTTCCTGACTCCTGGAAATTAAGCGGTAAAAAGACCGCTGCTTACCGTCAAGTTGGTAATGCGTTTCCTCCGCCTGTTGCGCAAGCGGTCGGGCAGCAAATTGCTGCCGCTTTATTTGCGGCCTCAAAAAGAAAACTTCAAAGGGCTTAAAAATGACGCAACGGGGAACAGGGGCAAGAGCAAAGCTGCGTGCTCATTTTCTTGCGAATGTCGGCAGAGTAATGAATTCTGATGAACTTTTCGAAGCATCAGGCAGAACTAGTGAATGGGGCCGCCGTGTTCGTGAGCTGCGAAATGAGGAAGGTTATCAAATACTGACTCATAATGATAGAAGCGGCCTTAAGCCAGGCGAATATCTTCTGGAAACCACCAAACCGCAGCCAGCTTTTTCCAGGTCAATAAGCAAAGAAACAAGAGCGTACGTTCTTGACCGGAACGGCTTTACTTGTCAGATGTGCGGGGCAGTAGCGGGGGAACCTCACCCTTATGAATGAGGGGTGCTATTCGGTGCGCCAACTCTGTCACGCGATGGAAGTTCATCCAAGCGGATATTACGCTTGGCGAATTCAGCCCGATTCGGCGCGTGCGCTGGAAGATCGACGCCTGGTAGGCAGAATCAAGCAATCATGGCTCGAAAGCGGAACGGTCTATGGCTATCGTAAAGTGCACGACGATTTATTAGAACTAGGTGAACGCTGCGGAAAGAACCGAGTGTATCGTTTGATGCGCACTCATGCGATGCGTGCACAAATAGGTTACCGGCGCCGTCCTCATGCACAGACAGGAGCGGCATCCGTAATTGCAGAGAATCGTCTACAACGACAGTTTAACGTCGCTGAACCTAACCGCGTGTGGGTTACCGACATTACTTATATTCATACGCAAGAAGGTTGGCTGTTTCTGGCCGTAGTGCTCGACTTGTTCTCGCGTCAAGTGATCGGTTGGTCGATGCAAGCGCGCATGGATCGCGAGCTGGTACTCAATGCGTTACTAATGGCCGTCTGGCGTCGACAGCCTCAGCAATCTGTGATCGTGCATTCGGATCAAGGCAGCCAGTTTAGCAGTCACGATTGGCAGAACTTCCTGAAAGCGCATAACTTGCAACCCAGCATGAGTCGGCGCGGCAATTGCCATGATAATGCGGTTGCCGAAAGCTTCTTCCAATTACTCAAACGCGAACGGATTCGCCGTAAAATTTACCGCACTCGAGAAGAGGCGCGCTGCGATATATTCGATTACATCGAAATGTTTTATAACTCAAAACGTCGTCACAGCCATAGTCGTCGGCTCTCTCCGGTAAACTATGAGAAGCAGTACTTCGAGAGGCTTGCGCGTGTCTAGGAAATCGGGGTCAATTCAATGTATAGCATATTTGTGGTGGGAATGTGAATTCTGATATTCAGAAATTAAGAGCGCTGGCGGTTATTCTTGTAATATTTGGACATATGCAAGGAAGTTTATTCCATAGCCCAAACATCCTCACAGAGTTTCTCTCGCACTTTTGGCTGGGTGGTGGCGTTGATCTATTCTTCTGTATTTCTGGTTTTGTTATAAGTAAAAAAATAGTATCTATCATTGATAATCACAAAAACAATCAGAATGAACAGTGGCAAATAATAAAAGAATTCTGGATAAAAAGGGCCTTTCGTTTATTGCCATCAGCTTGGTTCTGGATGTTATTTCCACTAGTCGGCAGTCTCTTCTTCAATCAGTCCGGTGTCTTTGGACTGGAGGCAGCAAACCTTAAAAGTGTTGCGGCGATCATTTTATATGTTGCGAACTTTGCGCAGGCGTTCGGGCCTGGGCTTGGTGCAAACGGGTCATATTGGAGCTTAGCACTGGAAGAGCAATTTTACTTTGCATTCCCGTTTTTTCTGCTATTCGTCTCAAAACGCGTGCGCTGGTTGATCCTACTGTTAGCCATCATTGCACTAACAAGCCACTGGCCTTCGTATAGCGTTTGGAGGTTGGATTCAATCATTTTCGGCGTATTACTATATTTCTTCTCAAGATCGGTTGGATCTAAATTGTTCGAACCGCGCGTCATGGAGACGCGCTGGGTTTCGTTTTCGATAGTCGGAATACTTGTATTGAGCCTAACTTTAATAAATCAAGCTATCCCAGGAGCTCAATATAAATACACAATTGTTGGCTTCTTTACCGCGATTCTTGTATTTATGGCCTCTTTCGATAAAAACTACATTCTTCCGTCGAAAAGACTAAACGCGGCTTTACGGTACATCGGCAATCGTAGTTATGCGATTTACCTGGTGCATATGCCAGCATACCTACTAACAAACGAAATTTGGAATAAAAAAGAAGTAGGCTCATTAACAATCGCAATAACCGGACTCTCTCTTATTTTTGCTTTTTCTGAATTAAGCTATAGATTTATAGAATCGCCGATGAGAAATTTTAAGGGGCGCAGAGAACCGAACGCTCTGCTTGTGGATCGATAGAAGAAGCGCCAAACCAATCCACAGCCTCATACCAAGCGGTTGCTCTCCACCACCACATTCCATCCTCTTTGAGACGCTTGTATAGCTCTTCATCGGCTTGTTGTTTATACGCATCCGCTAATAAACCTAACCGTATCATCTGATAGAGAGCGTCATGAACCAATGATGCTCGAATAGAACTTTTTGTGTCGAATGTTGGGCCACTTGCGCCGTCCCATGCGTAGCCTTCTTTAATAATTAGATGACCCAGCGTGGTTAGAATAATATAATCATGGCACACTGGGTATTCTGGTTTAATATCAATATCGGTTAGGTGATCCTCTGCTAGCTGGTATCGATACCCTTCCCTGTATTTGACCATTAGAATACCCTCTTTTTAGAAGGGGGTTCGGTAGTTTGCACGTGCACCCATCGTGGGGTTCTTTCTGGACTTTCCATCCACAAACCAAGTTCTTCTAATAAATCTTGATTGAGTAAACAAAAAGCAGTTAAAACGCGATCACGATCATCTATATCAGCCGCACGCGCCGTGAGATGCCGAGAGGTTTTGGATGCGCCTTTTGTTCTTTTGTTGACCGCGACCGGCCTCCAGCCGGAAGTTAATTGTCTGTCTTGGCCAAAAACACTCAAAAGCTTATTGACTGTTTCCACCGTATGCTTACCGTTTTTTTGAATTTCTTCCGTAAATTCTGGACGGAATTTCTTTTCGTATCCCCTCCAATATTCTTCTAGCGTTACCATTTAATGTGATCCCGCATCCAGTAAATGGCCCCCGCGACAATGGCAGCAGTGGCTGGAATAGCTTTCGCCATAGAAAGCTGACCTTTTCTTTGTTCCATAATCGAAATTAACTGAGTGAGCTTTGGGTTTATTTCTTCGTGCCATTTAAGATGGTAGTTGAGTTTTTCGTCAATGCGAATTAAAAGCTCGTGAATATCATCTAAATTTTTCATGCGCATACGCTACCGGAAATTCCGGATTGGAATATAGTTGGCGTGCCATTATCCCCGTACCAAGTAGTTGTCCCGCCAGTGCCCTCGCCGTTTTCTAGCCAGGTTAAGGTATGCCTTCCAATTCCAGGAAAACCTTTCCACGCCCCACCAATTTGTGCTGGAACGTTTGCAATAAAAAATGCTTTGCCGTTACTAATAAATCCAGATGCTAATGCATTGGTAACATCCAGACCAACACCAGCCGATACGTTAGATGCGCCGACACTATTTGCTGCGTGGTGATTGACTATTGCATAAACCTCGTCCTCAGATAGACCAATTACTATATCCAATTGGTTTGCTGAGCTATTATTTGCCTGCCTAAGTGCGTTCGTGTTATATGTCCAGGAATCTGTCGATTCGACTACACGCATTGGCCTGTCGACTCGATTATAATTATTCCAAACATGACGTTTAGCAAATGCATCATTAATTTGCGCACTACCATCCGACCTCATCGTCCCGACAAACAAACCAAGTCTAGCTCCAGGCCCATTGGTGATTGCAACCTTATTAACGTATCTGCCTTCAAATAATTCAATCTCAGTGGTTCCAGCGCCAGTTCCCCTCGAAGTATCCGAGCTCCAAGCCGGGCCGCGAGTTGCCCTTAATGTTCCAGAATCATTCCAGGCAAATACGTCATAGTTAGAATTATTAGCAACAGATGCGGGTGACTTTGTAATATCGGTAGTGGCCTGAGAAAGCTCGGTAAATACATAATTTACCCAAACAGTTCCGTTATAAATAGAGATTTGATTCCCTTTATATGGCGTGAAATAAACCGTTGTTGCACCCGAGACATCGCCTGTTGTAACGGCTGCTCCGCTGGTTAAGGTTAATCGCCCATTACAAATCGGTGGAGAGCCAACGGCAGAAACCGAAGAAACATTGACAAGCTGGAATTGCGTGCCATCATATTCAACTTCGGCCATCGAGTTTTGTGTTAAGTCGCCAGCACCTAATGCAAAATTCCCTCGCTTAGTAATATTTCTCGCGCCGAGACCTGAAACATCTAGAGTGGTCGCGGCAGTATTCGTATTGGCAACAATAAAACTAAATCGCTGGCCAGCAATATAAAAGGTAAGCGCTGGAGTGGTCGTTGCGGTAATGGTGTTAGTTCCGCTAACCGTATTTAAAAACGTCAAACTACCGTTCTGAGCTTGCGTAATCGATGCGTAGGTGATCGCAACTACATTATCCTGACTATAAATAAGCTGATTACTCGAATCCCTAACTTCGATGTAGTAATAACCATCCCAAAAAATAGAGGCTGAACCTGTTCCATCAAGTACAACAGGATTAGCATTCGGCACGCCGCCCGTGGCAGTTGTGTAAGTTTCTTTTGGAACGACCGTCCCCGCCGCATAAGTGTAGATTTTTCCGCCAGACAAAAATCCACCAGTATTATTAAAATACTGCTGCTGACCGTTTGGTATTAAAATTGCCATTGCTACCCCTCAAATAAAAAAAAGCGCCCTAAGGCGCTTTCGTGCTATTGATTAAACTACTAAACTATTTCGATACCAGACATTGTCAGAGTAAGACCATTACCAAGAGCCTGAACAAAACCACCCGCCTCGATCACTGAATTAATTATTTCCGGGCAGTTATAGGTTTCGCCCACCGCGATTGGTTGCGCGCTAATAAAAGTATTTGTTACGCCAGCCGTGCCGCTCAATGGAACCAGATACAAAGTGGCGGAAATTGGAGCTGCCGTAGTGTTGGTAAGCTGCGCCGATTTAATGACTGCCTTCGTTAATGTTGGAGCGGTGTAATAAGTCGTGGCCGATCCGGTTAATTGCGATCCGGATATCATTCGCTTTGCGGTTGTTGTCATTTCGTTTGCCCATAAAAAAAGCGCCCTAAGGCGCTTAAGAATTTGTTTTTTAAAACTACCAACTAATAATAATTACGATACCGTCCCCGCCACGCCCACCGGCTCCGCCCGTGGTTCCAGCACCGCCACCACCGCCGCCGCTTCCTACTCCTCCGGCCCCACCAGCGCCCCCAACCACTACCCCGCCGCTACCGCCACCGCTTCCGCCTGTCGCACAAAGCGGCGCGAAAGATGTGTTGCCTAAATTTCCGGCACCACCTGGGTCGGCTCCGGCGCTAACGTTTTGTAGATAATTGGTTATGCCGGTGACTTGTCCACCCGCAGTAGTGACATCGAGCACACTGACTCCCGCACCGCTTGCACCACCGCAGGTGATCCCGGTAGCCAGCGCAGCAGAATCGGCACCCACGCCGCTTACTCCACCAGCGGGGCCGTCCGAACCGGCATAGCCAACAAACAGGCCCATGTTCAAAAATCGAGTTGCTGTAGTTGGCGCGGCAACAATTCCAGACGCCGCGCCACCCGCTGCACCAGTTCCAGTTCCACCCGCATTCCCACCTGGCCCATAAATCAAACTCGGGGACGACGCAGATGGATAAAACGACACGACGCTATCCACACCAGCAATAGTTGCGAGGCCGCCTGAACCTACAAACACGTACAAAATATCGGGCAGCAGATAGGCTGGCACCAACAACGTTCCGATTCCAGCGCCACCCCCACCGCCGCCGCCACCGCCCTGAACCCCTGACGCGCGGGTAAAGCCATTTCCACCGCCCCCACCGGCTCCAATCGCTTGGATGTACACCATGCTCGCGCCGCGCGGTTTGGCCCAAACCTGAGGAACGGCAGAGGCAGAATTAAAAGTTTTAACGTTCGAACTATACGGAGACGGGATATGGCTAAAGTCAAGCATTAATACTTCCCGCCAGAAACCGAAACGTAATAGCCAGCCGCGACCGCTGTTCCTAGAGTCACGTTTATTTTGTAACCAGGTGGCAGTGCGAAGTTAAGCGGCAGCTCAACACCGATTAATGCGCTGGTTTCAGACAGCGTTGTCGCTGGTAATGTCACCTCCGCAAAAAGAATATTGTTTGCCGGTGTAGCATTAGTACTGCCGTTGTTGATAAATATCCGCGCTACGGTCTGGATATTGGTACCCGCACCCCTGAAATTAATTCGCCCAACGTAACCACCGTTGCTTGCGTCAGATGTAAACACAGTGGTTACAGTACCTGTCCCGTCCTTTGCTGTGTTAGCGGCTGATACGACTGCTGCGCCCCACTGAAAGTCGCCAAGCCTGGAATAAATTGGATGTATGTTTGCCATGATTAAGGGAGTGCTAAATTGTTTTTAAGAGCCAGAATCTGGCCGATGCTTGATATGCTCTTGATCGTTTCGGCTAATAAAGCTGTGCTATCAGGGGCTGTTGCAACGGCTACTGCTAGATCGTCGATTTTTTTTCTCATCTCCGCGCTTTGAGAAGCCTGATCGCTCGCGAACGAACTCTCGATAGTGCCTTCTGAAATCAATTCGATAACCTGGGTCAGGGTGATCGACTCGACCCCGCCTACGCGATTAAGCAATTGCTGAAAATACCTAACCCAGTCTCTTGCAATTTTTCCCGTGCGCTCGTCGAGAAAATCGACGCGCGGCTCAGGGAGGTTGACCATGCTCATGAACTTCCGAGCCTTATCTTTGCATGCGCACCAGTGATCGCGCGCTTCACGGGGTCGGTAATCGTTATCCTCAATACCCGATCACGCGAGCGCCCCATTCGAGTGATGAATGCGCGATTGCGATACTTGCCAACCCGACCTATCGATATTTGATGTTTGTTCCCAAACACATGGCCGCCATCATCCGACCAATCTAACAATATTTGCGGATCGCTTCCTTGTCCGGTTTGCAACCCGACGCCACCTTCGGCTTGAATCGTTAAGCGATCCCAATACATCCAATATTCATCTGGGTTTGAAATGTGAGGAGTGGTACGAATAGCGGGCAATGGATCGCCGTTATCGCTGTAATAATCTAGATCGAGCGCATATAAATTACCGTTTTCAAAATCACCGACAATGTGCTCACCGCCAAAATACATGTGGCAATTCGAACGATGACGGTTGAGCGTTGCGTCGCTCGGATTACGCCACGCGCGCTCATGCCAAACATTTTGCCCGAGCGCCGCCGATACGCCTGCGTCATAAACCCAAGTTTTATTCGCAGTTGGAAAAGTTAAAACGTAGAACGAATGGCCTTCGTCTTGATACGAATATGCGATAGCATCATCGATGCGCGAATAATTTTGAATGGCAAACTCAAGAGCTTCAGTCGAAGCGCGGACAGGGGTATAGCCATTGGCCTTCCACACAAGCCCAGGCCCCTGTTTGTCTTGCCCTACCCACATAATTGAATTGTCAATTTTGCAAACAGAATAAGGCGCAGCACAGCCCACTTCAATCGCAGTATCTGTACGAACAAACGGAAAATCACCGCCGCCACTATCAACGAATAACGCAGTTGAAACCGTACTAAATATCCATATCTCTCGATGGTCTACAAAATGGGTTACGATGTTTCCAGGCTCACCATCCGAGCTTGCAAAATCAAGCGCATCGAACGTCACAGTTCCAAGACCTGAAATATAAAATTGCTGCGTATCTGGTCTTACGAAAATGTAGTAATTGTCTAAGTAGTGAACTTGCTTTGAGCCATAAAATGCAGCATCGACAATCTGCGCAAACGAGTTATCCGATAAGTTGATGCTATAGCCATTTGGCCCGTCAACAATAACCGCACTAGCACCATTGGTTTCAATTGAAACCGGCCCATTTGTAGATAGCAAGCTGCCAACGAACGTGGCGGCAAAATTATTGTCCAGCATAAATACGCTGCTACCCTGCACCGCTACAGCGCTAGTGCTAGTGAGCTTAAGCATCCCACGAACGCCACCGATACCCGTCAAAGTTGACAGTAATCGAGTGCCGGGCGTACCATATAACGCCTTAATGCTTTTACCTTCTCCGCTTTCATCAATGACCGGGTACAGGTTGATGCAGTTTTGGCAATCTAAGTTTGGCGACCGAACGGTGTAAGCTGCGCCAACAAACGGGATATTCAATAGTTTTCCTAAAAAACAAAAAAGCCGCTCTTGGCGGCTTGGAGGAAAGATGAGAAAAACGAACAACTTTTTAACTAATATAGAAACAGGTCAAACGACCACAAAACAAACCTTTGCGTACCTCGGAATAATTTTTGCGTTTTCATTTTTATTTGTTGCCATGAGCCGCCTCTTAAATATCGAGCCGACATTCGTAAACTTTTTATGGGTCAAGGGTGGGGTTGTACTAACCGCCGCAGTTCTTTACGGAACTTGGAAAGTAATTACTGGGAAATAGCGACCGGGGCAGCACGGGAAAGCGCTGGAGCAGTTCTATCCAAAATATTTTTAAGCAAGGCATTCCCTTCCGGTGTATTCATAATTCTTATGAACTCTTTTTGATCCAGAAGTGCATTCCCCATTTTTTCCATGATTTGTTTATTCGCACTTCCGTAAGGAAGTTCGAGCACACGCCCAAGCATATTAACAGCAGGAGAAGAGCCACCTATCTTTTTCCCGAGCGTGTTAAGCAATATGCTGTTGGTACCTAATTTCTGGACAGTATCAGAGCCAACAGATTTACCAGCATTCATTGCGAGCTGGGAAGCATTCAAATCGGCAGAAATATTACGAAGTAACGTTAATTGCTCCGGAGAAAGCTTCTTGGTCAAATCAGGGGTTTCGTTTTTCAAAATATTGTTTAGCTTCGCAGCAGACAACACCGCATTTCCACCCTTATCTACCGTACCAGTTTGAATACGCTTTAACAAGTCATCCAACAATTCCATCTGCTCAATTGGCTTGCTCTGCTTCGAATATTCCTGCAAATACTCTTTCCATGTCGGTACAGGGCCTTTATTACTTTGCGAAGTGATCGTACCAACACTCGAACCAACAGGCCCAACCTCACGCGATGAACTCTGTTTTACTAAGCGACTCGCCTTATCGATTGCATCATCGATCACTTCTTTTGCGTTGATAAGCTGCCCGGAGGCATATCGTAAATTACCTGCTTCACCCTGTAGTTTTCCGCTCAAAGAATCGTTGATATCTTTTCTAATCGCATACAAAGCCTTCGCATCGATTGCGCCATTCGAAGAAAAATTAGCAATTCGGTTACGCACTTCGGATAAGGCTTGTTGAGAAATTTTTCCCGCGTTATCTGGCTTGCTTAACAATTTATCAATCGATTTAAGCACAGGCTCAGAAGAAACACCTCCGGCACGCGACAGCACATCTTCCCGCATCGATCCGGTAGATTCATCGCGCGCCTTTTTGGCTAAATCTAATTTTCCAGTGTTACCGGCATAGTCTTCAATCGCCGAGGTTCTTGCCGCATTTTGAGAGGCTTGCTTTGCAACTAAATCGGAATTGTATTTTGGATTTATGGTTTGCATGCTGCGACTTACCCCAGCCAATCCGGTGTCTCCAGAAGCCATCACTGTAGTAGGGGTGGACCCTGGAATTATTTCAGGAATCTCTCTGGCAAGAGAATTGGGATTATCGGCCAATTCTTGAAAAGATTTTTTCAGAATATTATCTTGCCCGCGATTGAAAAACGGCCGAACCAAACTATTACCTAACCTGGCCGTGCCGCCAATTAATGCGCCCCCAAACGGAATCGCACCACCAACAACCGCGCCCGTCCCAGCGCTTTCCGGATCGACTAAAGCATTGGAAGCAAAGCCGGTTCCGGCGCCGCCTGCGATCCGTGTAAGTAAGTTTTTAAACCCAGGCGTATTGCCCGCTCTAAATCCACCGGAACCCAAAGCATTTGCAAACGCTACCGCACGTGGCGACTGGGATATAGCCCTAACGCCATTTCCAAGCGCACCGCCTACGCCAGATGTACCAGCAACCTCAGCACCAGTTTTAAAACCACTGTAAGCCAAACTGTTTTTATCGGCCCCGAGCTGAGCTAAAGCCCTGTCCATGTCTTCACGGCGCTTGTTATTGGACTCTAACGCGCCCTTACCTCGAAGCAGATCATAAGTTATATCCAGCGGAGCAAGAAGCGTAGCGCCAATGCTACCAGCGCCACGCACAAAACCAGCAACCGAATTGGCGATATCTTGTGGTAATTCGCTATTAGATTTTGCATAAGCTGCGCTGACTTTATCATCTAGCGCTTTTTTAGATGCCGCCTTTGTTGAGCCAGAACTTTCCGAGTTCAACTTCTGCAAAATAGCCGGGTCTTCGATATATTTTTTGCCGCCGTTTAGCTCAGATAAAAGTGCTGGGTCGGTAATGTAGTCAGCCATTATTGAACCTTGTACCAGCCGTTACCATCATTTTCGTATGTAACGCCGCCAATTTGTTTTTGATTAGGCTTGGTCGCAGTTTCATTTTGGGGCGCAGAAAAAGCCGCTCTCCCCGCATTGTTTTTAAATCCCTGTATTGCCAATTTTCTGTTTGCGGATTTTTGAGCAAGCACGTCTTTACTATCGCCGGGCTGTGGGAAATATTGTTTCTTCCCGTTATCAAATTCAGTAGCGCCAATCGCAGCCCCAGATTCTTGACGAAGCACGGCATTAAGAAAGTCACGCTGCGCTTGCTCGGCCTTTTGAGCATCTTTCGAAAGTAACGCATTAGCCCCCGCTTCCAAAGCACCTCCGACAACCCACACATCCCCAGCAGCCTGTTTAGAATTTACCGCCGCAGGAGAGTATTTACCGTCTAAGTCGCTAATTATTTTATCGGCCTGTTCTGCCCTTGCGCCGTAGGTGGCCGACTTACCTTGAAACTCTGTTGGAGCCTTTTCTTTCGCGCCCAACGGTATGCCGCTCGCATCAAGCACAGGACGCGCAACCCCCTGGCGATCAACCATCAAGCCACGCTCAGAATCATAATGGCCCTTGCTATTCGCATCTCTTGCGCGCGCATCCGTCATATTCTGCCCACGCATCGCGACAGCATTATTCGCCAAGGTATTTGCGTCGGCTTTGAGATAACCCATCTGCTCTTTCGGAGCCATTACACCGCGTAATTTTGATTCGAAGTACGCACGCCGTCCTTTTTGGTCTGACTCTGGCGGCATCGCTGCAACGCCTTCCATAATACTGCCTGGGTCGGCACCCGGAAACTTCATCAAGTCTTGCGCAAAAACCGAAACGGCTTTATCGCTAATAACAGGAAGGGCCAATATGCCAGTCATTTTTTGCACGCCATAATCGGCTCGCGCCTTGGCTGTTTCGAAGTCTATTTTTCCGGTTTCAGCTTTTGTTTTTCCTAGCGCAACCTCTTCCTTGTCAACATCAGCGAACTGCTTTTGCAATGCGGGGAGCTTCGACCCCATCCCACCCTGCGCAACCCCGGTGTAAAGTTTGTTGCGATCTATCTTTCCGTCATCATCTAACGACTCTTGATAGATGCGATTCAATGCATTTGTTTGTTCGCTCTCAAGCATCTTCTCTCTGTTTTGATTGTGAAGTTGCTGAACTTGCAAAGCATTTCCATACATCGTCAGCGGATTTTCGACTTGTGCGGGTCGCAGTTGTAAAGCAATACTTGGATCAATAGGCATCGTTATCTTTCAAAAATCAAAGTTGCCAGCGGACTGCCAACCACCAGGATTCCCGGTATTTGCATAGGATGGGACATATGAAATCAAGGAACTTTGCGGTTGCCTGAAAGAATTCAACAAACTATTGGCCTGATAACTATTAACGCCCTGCGCAAGACCACTTCCTAACGCATTCGACGCGCCGATATATCCAGACGCGCGCGCATTCCCCATTCCCGTTTGATTGTCGGCTATTTGATTTGCGGTGTTTTGACCTACTCCAGCAAGTAAACTATTTGCGGTTTGGCCTATGCCTGCTATCGTCGCATTTCTATTGAACGAAGTGGTTTGGTCGTTGTTATATCGGTTGTAAGCGTTACCGTACTCATTCGATGCAGTATCTTGATTGAATCGATCCAACGCTTTTAACATTGCTCCGGAATATAAACCGCCTTTCGCATTTACAGCCCGACTAATTGCCTTTTCACCCTCAGATTTTCTGAATTCATAACCAGGATCGGCTTGGAAATCGGCCATCGAGAATTTTCGATCCAATGATCCATAATCAGCATCGTTAGACGCACCGGAGGGTGAACCCTGAGATCGCGATAATGCATTGGCGTATTCTCGATCAACGGCTTGATTAAGTGCAGACTGATTGCTACTGCCCTGCTGATACGGATCAACCCAATCAAGCTGTCCCCACTGTGCCGCCGCTTGTTTGTACTGCTCGGGCGTAAGCGTAAGCCCTGCTGGATTAGTTACACTGGAATGTTCGCCCCCGCCTGCACCGGTCGGAATGAAAAAATCACCTGCTATTTTAATATTTCCACCATCTAAAACAGTCGCTCGCGCGCCCCCGGGAACCAAAAACTCACGCGGCGCTTGGGAGGTATATTGCGATGCGAGCCTGTTATAAATTTGATCGCGCGATTCTGCAGGGGTCGCCGTCCCTCCTGAGCCACCCAAACCGCCAGGGGCGCCGCCATACCCCATCCGATATCTTAATCTTCTGATTGCCTCATCGCCGATTTGCCGTCTTTCAGCATTATCATCGCGAGTCTGGTTGTACATCTTGAGTTCGGTTTCGTTCGCCTTCTCCCCAGATGCAACCTGCTCGTTAGCAGCTTTGTCCGCAGTTTGACTGTTGCTATATGCCGAATAAGCAGCAATACCTGCTCCCACCCATGCTACAGACATAACACCTCCGGCTTAAGTTCTATTTGGATATTCATTGCTTCATAATTCTCACAAGACAAAGTTTCTTCAAGCTTTTCTACATCGGTTTCGTTCGTTAGAAACACGTTGATGAAAATCGTATCTTCATGCGCAAAGCCAACCTTCTGAATACCGGCCGGAGAAACCACCGTATATCCAGCAGTCAAGCGCGCCGATCCGGTTTCGGTAAGTACAGAAATATCGCCCTTTGCGACGATGTTCATGCACTCTTGTTTGTGGATTTTGCCCACCAAAATAGTGCCTTTTGGGATGTACAATTTGCGCAGGTACATCCCACCAGCAAATACATGCTCACACTGCATTTCGGTACGATCTTCGGGCGCCATTTTTAGCAAATCATCTTTAAGCTGCAATATTTTTGCGCGGATAATCAGCGGGTCTTCCCCTGTATAGTTAAGCGATACACTGCCTGTTTTTTCATCAAAAACAACCAACGAATCTTTCTGAACTGTAATGTTCACGGTAAAAATCCATTAAAAATATTTCCCGCCGCGTTTTGACCAGAAACAAATTCGCTCCGCATCACCGGAATATTTGAGTTAAGTGTTTTGATTCGCTCTACCGCAGATTCAGCCAAACTGATCTGCATTTGATTCGCCTCACCCAGGCCCTCAGCGCCCATACGCACCATCAGCGCATATAGAATCGCTTCTTCATATCCAGGCGCTAACGTAACGCTCGTTGTTGTGTCAGAAAATTGCGCGAGCTGTTTTGGCGACTGAATAAACAATGTCATGTTCGCTTGTGGCAGCGGCCAAATATTGATCGTTCCACTCGGCAATGTTGGGTTGTAATTCAGATAGCACGGGTAGCCCGCATAAAACGATTTTTGCGCGATGTTAGCAAAACCACTATCGTTGATAATTTCTATCCCATAATCGATACCCGACACACGCAAGAACGATTTAGTAATTTGAGTTGGTCTTGTGGTATTGAATGTCGCGCCAGAGCCAATAAGATAGGTTCCCAAATTCGCGGTAAGCGCAAACGATTCTTGGAACATTTGAAACACATACAACCTGTCCGTACTCCACGAATCGAGCAAACGATTCAACGAGCCTAACGCAGACTGCATATCAGATGCCGCTATAGATTCGCCGGGCGAGATATTCCCCACCCCTTGAAGTGCAGTGGTAATCATGGCCGCAGCAGTTGGCATTATTTAACTTTCGCAGGCCGACCGCGTTTAGGTTTTTCTACCAGAGTCTCATCCGGTGAACCTTCATCGGACACGGACTCTTCTTCAGCGGAATTCGCTTCATCTGCTTCAACGGCTTCAGGTAGCTCAACCCGAGCTTCATCCGAAACAAGCGCAGGACTATCGAACCACGTGCCCCCTAACGCATCTTCTTCTTGCCGATTCTTTAGTAAAACCGCGCCACTTTCGCTATACAACCATCTTGGATATGTCATAAGACCTCAAAAAAAATCCCCGCTGGGCGAACCATGCGGGGAGATTTAGACGAAAAAAAAGACGCTCGCGCGCCCATCGTCAATTACAAATATTACCCCTGAACAATGACCGCATTTTCTGGTCTTTGCGCAGTAAAGCCAGCCAAGATATCGAAGCGGCAAATACGACGGTTATTGAGAACGTCATAATCGCGAATGAAGCGAAGAGCAATACCATCGCTTGCAGCGCGAGAGGCCATATCCACACCATTTGGTATTTCCATATCCACAGTTGCCAGAGTAAAGGCTGATTTGTGGTATGCAACGTTTTGCGGATTCGCAGTCGAAGCAGTTCCAAGCAAGGTGATCGCCGCATTGTCAGCAGGCAACGCAGTTACGTTTTGGTATGCACCACCCGCGATAATTGCAGGAGAAATCACAGCAGTTAAATTACCCGAACCATCCGAAGCAGCAACAGCGGTGACAACAAACTGACGTAGATAACCTAAGTCCTGCTTGTTATCCGGGTTGACGGCATTTACACCGGCGATCGTGAAGCGATCACCAATTGCTAACCGATTCGCTACCGCAGCAGTCCAACCATCGGTAATCAATGAAGTAGTTGCCGCGTAAGGGTTATCAGTTGCGCCGACATTCGTTGTGCCTTGATTCGAACCATTAACCAATGGCGTACCACCCCAAACACCGTTGGTGTGCGTGACTATATTTTGCGAACGGATAAAATCGAAACCAAATGCCGAGCCCATCATGCCGGTTCGATATTGTTTAGAAATCGAATCGTTAGGATTAAACATGGTGGACATCGAAGCAACCGACTTAGCATTCGACTGTGGGTTCAGCAACATATAACGCTCATCTGGCGGCGCTGCATTGTCATCCAAAACCGCGCCAGCATTCGTCATTAATGTAGCAATACCTGCTTGCGTGGTTGGGAATGAATTGGGCGTTCCGGTAGAGTTACCGACCGAGTTAACCAAAGCCGCAACACGCATGTCCAATTCAGTTGCCAACCGTTTAGCAGCGGGCTCTAAATAACGCGACGCAAATTTGTCGATAGACAAAGTTAAATCAACATCACTAAACGACCAGTCGATACCGAAAGGTAGACCGATTGTTAATGGAGTAGTGGTTTCATTGATGTCCTGTAGAGACGCAGTGTTACCGCTCCGAATCGTGTATTGAACCGGGCGACGAATGGTAATCGTCGAACCGACCTTAGCGCCAGTTTTAGCGAATGTATCGTCATATTGACGGTCAATGGTGCCAGCTAAACCTAACTTGTTATGCAGAATCGCCAACGTAGTGTTGGTGATGATGCTACTGGTAATAATGTTATTGCTCATTTTTGCTTCCTATAGGCGAAAAAAAAACCCCTTGCGGGGTCATTTAGAGTTGCGCTTTTCGGCCTGTTTGGCGTTGTAGACTTTGATCCACTCTTCAGGGTTGGCCTGAAGCTTTGGATCATATAAATCTGAACTTGGGGCAGAACCCCTTGCACCAACCGGCGTAATAGGCGCGGGAGTTTGAGATACTTTTTTTGCTACAGGAGCTGAAAGCTTGACTTCCAACTTCCCTAATTCGACTGCCTGACGTGCGGGAGAAGAAATAGACTCGATACGCTCTGCGTCACTTTTGTTAGTTAGAAGATGCGCCGCAAGCTTGACACGCAACGGACTATCCAACATGGCCTCAATGGCCGCATCAGATAATTTCAGTCGCACAAGCTTGTCGAAATTAACATTCGGAACATCTTCCAAATCTTCCTTAAACTCATTAACGCGGGCACTAAAGCTCCTTTTTGCTTTTTCAGCGTCAAGATCATTAATGGCCCTGACTTGCTCATCAATTTTCCAGTTCGCCAAGGCTTCGGCGTAGGCTTCTGCATCATTGTCGAACTGTGATAATTGCGGCTTGCCCGCTAATGGCTGCTTCGGACGTAATTGCGCTAACTCTTGTTCATGAGCTTCGCGCCGTTCTCTTTCCTTGTCTCGCTGTCTTGCAATTTTTGCTGTTCGCTTTTCGAGAATTTCATCAAGCTCTGCTTGAGTGAATGTTTTCTCTGCCTGAGTTTTTTCTTCCTTCTGAGCCTCAGTGTCTTCAGAAGGAGGCGTAGTTTCTTTCTGAGCGGTTGACTGGTCTACTTCCAAATCAACTTCATTTGCTACCACTTCGTTTTCAACAGGCGTAACAACGCCTCCAGAGGTTTCCTGGATTTCCATTTACATTTCCTTCTAAGGGATTGCCTTTCGGCAGGCTCGGTGAAAACGCACCGATACGTTTTGTTAATCTAGAATGTCGCCGAATATAAAAATGTCGGCGGTGCACGCACCAGTTGATCCGGTGGTTAAACTTAAGTAAGGAATTGCGGTCGCAGCATCGGCAATCGCTAACGAGAAGTCAGTGATCGTCACGAGCTTTCCCGAACCCGATAGGTTGATCCACGATTGAGAAGATGGGACAAAAGCATCACCCGATTTTGTTGCGCCACTATAAATTCCACCCACACACGCAACCGAGACCGCCCCCGTTTTTCGAATCGCAATCACACGATTCATAATGTAGTTCGTGAAAATTTGATTCTTGACAAACTGTTGGTCAGAAGTGCTTTGCATATTCGCAGAGCGCAACACAAACAACAGCGGATTAACTCCCGCGCTCGTTCTAACGATAGTCATTTGTATAGTCCAAAAAATTGGCAATCAGCCGAGCCAATGGTTTTAGTCTCTGCAGTAGAAGAGTTACAGGCCACAATTCCCGTCGAAAACGCCATCCCATAAACGCCATAGTCGATGCTGAAATTTTGAGCAGCAGCAACATAAATATTAGAAAGCGGTACAGTGCCATTGGCGGGAAGAGAAGCAGAATTATGAAGCTGAATAAATTGTCCTGGCCCAGAGTTATAACCAGATATCCCGTAAAGCGTTCCTGCCGATGCTTTGATTACACTATTGGTTGCATACGCCGCTTGAGTAGAATTGGTTGGCGCGCCAGTATTCGCAACCGGGGCCAAGTTATATAAGGCATTCGTCGCAGGTGTAACAGATAACGAACCCGCACTAGTCGTTGCTCCCAATGCAGCAGGCAATTTCGCCGACATCGCTGCTAATGTTGCTTCAGTCGCCGCCCCCGTTGGCAGCGCGGAAGAAGAAACTACCACAGCACCAGTATTGACAGCCGTGACCTTCGCATTTAATGCAGACAACGTTGCTTCAGTCGAAGCGCCTGAAGGTAAGGCCGAAGAAGAGACAACGACGGCCCCGGTATCGACAACTGTCACCTTCGCATTGAGTGCCGATAAAGTCGCCTCGGTCGAAGCGCCAGTAGGTAACGCTGAAGAAGACACAACAACAGCGCCAGTGTTAACCGCTGTCACCTTTGTATTGAGCGCTGAAAGGGTTGCCTCCGTCGAAGCCCCCGTCGGAAGCGCGGAGGATGCAACCACAACCGCGCCGGTATTGACAGCGGTAATCTTGCCATCAATCGATGACAACGACGCATTACCAGTAACTTGCAGCGCAGCAGTTGCAGCCCCAACTGGCAATACAATCGTTGCTGAAACAGGTAAAGGATTTGCATCTGAGACCTGTGTAGTTGATGTTCCATTTCCAGCTTGATCGACTGTAATACTGTAATTGGCCATAATTATTCAGACATAAAAGAAGCAGATTGCGGAATTTGTTCAGGCGAAAAAAAACCGCCTTCTGGCGGTTGATCTGGCTGCATCATTTGTTGCGGAGGTTGCTCCATCATTTGCGGAGGAGGTTGCTCCATCGGAACTTGTTGAATCATCGGCGGTACCATTGGACGTTGTTCTGGTGGTGGAGGATTACGCAACACCTCTTCCAGAGTTTGCACAACAACCGCTTGTATTTCCTGTGGCCCAAAAGTTGGAGCTAACGCTTTCATACGCTCGGTTTTAGCTTTATATTCATCCACCTTCACTTTGCGGAAATCGATCTCTTTACTTTGCTCATACTCAGCGATCTTGCTTTCTGCTTGATCCATTTGACTGCTAGCGTTTTGTAACGCTTGCTCAAGCTGTTGCATTTTCTGTTGAATTTGCGGCGGTATTTTTTCATCGCCACCACTTGCAATCTGAGGCGGCAGTAACGCTTTCAGACGCTTAGCAATTTCTTCGCTAAACGGCATGTCCAGTGATTTAAAGTACAAGTCCCCAATGACTTTCATCAAGTCTGGATTGCCCTGCAAGATTTGCGTCATCGCATCGGCAGCTTCCATACGCTTAGTGTTATAGCTTGGGCCAACGGTTACGGCTACATCATAAACACCAACACCAAGGTTATAGATTTTCTTAACCGAACCATCTTCATCCACCGTCTCGGCAACCGCTTGAGGTTGATCCGGATCGATGTGAGCGAAATCTTCCGTGCCATCCTCTCCAATGATTCTAATCACGCGCTGAGTATCGTATACCTGAGGAATCATCTGGATTAAAACGCGGCCTAGATGTTCCAATGTGCGACCCATGTTATCGGAGTAATGGAAAGTACTCGTATCGCCTTCTTTTTGTCTTGCAAGAATGGCGCGCCCCGATTTCTCATTCGACTCTTGGCCTAACGATGCTTTGTACATTCCCATCGCAGATTGAATATCCTGCTCGGCGATATTCATATCTTGCTGTAAGCCAGCAGGTATTCCTGCGAAGGGTTGGCGCTGAGGCGAACCCACGACTGTTCCACCAAGCGCTATGGGCTTGTATCGCAGTACACTATAGTTTTTAATGTTCGCATCTTCCCACTCCGCGAATTCTTCTATCTGCCCGGCGGCTGCAATATATGGGGCCTTGGGAGCCAGCGTAACCATTTCTGTAAATGCGCTGCGTGTGTAATTGTATTGACGCTGCGGGTCTTTTGCCGATCTAATAATTCCTGAAAGCTGACGTCTGCCACTGACAAACCCTTCATTGCCTATAACCGGAAATATCGGAATATAACGCGCCGGGAAAGTCCCCTTTTCTAGCACTTGCTTACCGTTAAGTTTGGCCCACATACACTGATTGAGTGTAACTTTTCTGCTCTTAATGATCTCAGGCATTTCTTCGTTTTGTGCACGCCGGTTGTAATCTTCCCTCAAGATACTTGAGCCATCTGCCAACGCAAGGAGTTCTTGTTCTTGCTCTTCCAAGTAATAGTAATCGGCTACAACAACTTTTTTGTCACCGAACCACTCTTGCTCTCGGTCGGTTTCAAAATCTATTTTTTCAGCATTAGGGAAGGCCGCTTCAAAATCCTCCTGAAGCATTGCCTCAGTAATGATCCCCCATTTGTAGTCCGATCCATCGGGTTGAGTAGAGATCTCATCAACCGTAACCGAATCATTATCCAGCACACGATCAATACAAATTTCCTGCTCGAACGAATCTTGACTAATGTAATCGGTCTTGACGCGGAAATAGCCCAGTCCGCAACGAACCGCTAATTCAGCCGCCCAATCGTAAGCAATCGCCGCTCTAGATCGTTGCTCGATATGTCTTAGCAACCCTTGATATTTCTCTGCGACCTCATAATCCGCTTCATTGTTCACCCCACGAGCTTTAAGTGATGGGCGATTCTGACGTATATCGTTTACTACCTGACGCACATACTGATTGATCTTATCGACAACTAAACAAGGTCTCGGGCCATTAGGATCATTTTCACGCGACTGTTTAATCGCTTCTGGCCATTGCTCGAACAAGATACTAAACTTAAGATCGTCGAGCTGCGCCTGTCTTTCTTCGTAGTTGAAATCGCGGGCGCGCTTGTATCTTTTTTTTGCTGTCTCTAATAATTTTTGATCACCCTGTTTCTTCTTGGCCATTAAATACGCTCGGTCTTATATAGATGATCTATCTCACGCACACGATTGATATCCACAACCTCGTGACCGTCTAGCATCTCTACAATAACGTGATGCATCGGAATAGAGTATTGCTCATCACGATAGCTAAACAAACGCATGTCATCAACAATAGAAGATGATAAGGCATAGCCCTGATCGTAGATTTCCTGATTAGTCATGGGTTCCTATAGACGTAAAAAAAGCCGCTGGTGGCGGCTTGTGTAAGCTTAAAGTAGATGCGAATCATCCCAAACTAACGGCACTCTTTCAGAAATGCTGCCTTTGCTATGGGTCGATACGCACCTATTGCATCCATGCGGCGTTTGGCTCGATTACCTACGCCGTAGTCATCTTCTACCACAACGAAGACAGCTTGATTTTTCCCAAACATGTGGCCCTCAGAAGTCACCGATCTTTATCGGAGGACTTTACACTTTAATGTAACCACCCACCAAGTGCTGATTATATTAACCACCCATCCATCCCGCAACACCGCGATTCTGTCCGAGCGGTCTAGCCCTTTTAACTACCGTCAAGAATGGCTCAGCAAAAGTTAACCCAAGCGCATCGGCCATATCTGGCGATCTAAAACCGCGCTTCTTCATATCCTCTTTGCGCTCCATCTTGAGCGCAGAATTACTATCGTATGCGAATCTGATCTGCGTTAAATCAGCTTGTAATTCGTCACTATCCGGAATAGACGCAGGCTGTGCAATTAACCATTCTTTTACCTCACCCCACATCTCAGCGCGCTTGTTCGTGTATTTGGTCGCATTTAATGGGGACGATGCACTATTAACCGATACCACCTTACATGATGACGTATCGACCACTTCTAGCAATCGATCATAAACACCAGCGCCCAATCCGCCGACATCAATTGCACACTGATTCGCACCTACCTCTTCAATTGCCAGCTTCACAATACCGACAACTTCCATCGTATCTTTTTTGCTGTAGCTTCTAATCCAGTGAACCTTTCGACCCTCACGGAAACAGATCGATGTTCTATCATCACCAAATCTTGCAGGGTCAACGCCAATTAATTTAGGCCCATATGCTTCCGCATCCGTCTTTCTTGCCGTCATAACAAGCTCAGCTTTTATATACGGATCAAGCCCTGAAACCTGAAACGCCTCAGCCGCTGTTGCTGGATATTCTTGCTTAAATAATGTTTCATCCCTCAGCTCAGCGATCTTGGCTCTGCGCCAAACCATTTGCTCAAGATCAAGACCATAAACCGCGCAATATTCTTGCTCTTCGTCCGTCAGCTTAAATCCTTCTGGCAAAACTTTACGATATTCTGGCTGCCAATACCACGGCACGAATATCGCAATGTAATCAGACTGCCCAGCTTCAGCCGCTTGCCATTGTTGGTGAAAGAAATTACCCACACCATTCGCGGTGGACTCTAAGAACGCTTCCGTTCCATCAACATCTGGGATCGCTTGCAATATTCCAGCAGCATGCTGTTGCGCATTCGGCCAAAAGCCAACCTCCGAGCCGTGGAAGAACTGAACTGTTGAGCTTCGCCCTACCGCTTTATTTCCGGCCGTCCCAACCTTGTAACCAGAATCGAGCCGATTGAAATAAAGCTCTTTCGCATTTGCAGCGCTTGTGCTCGGCTTAACGGGCGCGGGACAGTTCTCATGATAGCGATTAGCGATCTCAAATAAATTATTTGTCGCCTCTTCTTCGTGCGTGAGAATAAATGCGCGCACGCCTTTTGTGTGGGACACGCGCCAATAGAACCTACCCTCAACATACGTCGAACATCCTTGCTGACGCCCTTTTAAAATTAGCGCCCTCACCCTTCCGGTTCTTGCTCTCTGCTCTTCTACACGCTCATGTATATATTGTTGCGCAACGTTAAGCTCGAAAGGTAAAACCTTTCCAGATTTAGCTCTTATTTTTAAACACTTTGACGCGTAGTGCTGAAAATCATCCTTTAACTTTTGACGTATTTCTTTTTCAGCAGGACTCATGCAAGATCGTCAATCGCGGTTTCGTGCGCACCAAATCTTGCAGTAGTATCAATTCCAAACGCCTCACGCTCAAGCCCAACCAAAGTTTTCAACGACTCAGTCAGACTCTTCATTGTTCCGGAACGACTGTTTAGCGAAATAGCTTTGTTAAGTAATTCATTTCGCTTATCGAAAGCTTTGTCATCTGAATCATGCAGCAATTCAGCTAATTGATGGTACAGCTCAACATTTTCTGTTTGATACTCAAGCTCGCACAATAAAGACATGACCAATTTACGCGAACGTGTAATGTCCGATCTTTGTTCACGCCGAACCAAAGCTTGCAATTCAGCATTAGCCTCAACGATTTGTTTTTCGGCGATTTTGGTTAGTGCGCTAACTTCGTCACTAACCGCATCCGCACTAACCTTCGCATCGGCCTTCGCTTGAATACGTAACGATAGATCACGATCCCATTCATCACGCTTTGCACGCTTAATAATTCCAGCGTCAGATACACCAAACTCAGCACCGATGGCTTTTAAAGATTTAATCCCACACCGATATTCAAGCTCTACCGCCTTCCAATCAATTTGTTTTTTTTCAGTCATGTTTTATAGTTGGGAAGATACGCATACCTTCCCTTTATCATTAACTAATACGATACACAGACCAAGCCGCCGAACCTGTTTTTCGAAGCCTTAATTGACCTGACGAATTCAAACTTCCAGCCGCGCTGTAAGCATGAAAATCCATACTGCCGACTAGCGTCAAACCCGTATTAGTCGTAACAGAAGCATCTTCAGCATCAACAGTCGATATATTAATAACCGAAATATCAAATGCATCGCCTGCCGCAAAATCTGGTAATGCAGTATCCAAATCAGCCGCAGTCGGTAATTGCTGCGCAGACGTTGCGCCACCACCTTGATTAATCGTAATAATCCCAGCCAACACCTCAGCAACTGTAAGCGTTGCCGACGTTGTTTTGGCAGTAGGTGCGCCTTGTTGTACAGATGTGACGCCACGATTCAGGATAACGCCAGGCCGGCCGACCGTACCGCCCGAAGAAGTTCCGCCCGCACCAACAGTTAAAGTGATCGTGCCACCAGGGCCACCGTTGCCAGTACCTGCGCTTGCAGCACCCCCCGCACCTGCGGTGATCACTAAATCACCACCTGCCCCGCCCGCATCTGAACCGCTCGATGCGGTTGCGCCACCTGCCGCCGCGATGACCGAGGTTGTACCTCCTGCGCCGCCTGCTGCTGCGCCGGTTCCGGCTTTTGCACCGCCCGCGCCAGAAGTTAAACTCGCTGCACCGCCTGCACCGCCTGCCGTAGTAGTTGCGCCTGCTGCACCAGCGCCGCCCGTAACAGACGATGCGCCACCCGCTGCACCGGTGCCCGTACCAGCACCACCCGCAACACTGCCTACACCGCCCACGCCGGAGGTCGCACCGCCTGCACCGCCGACAACAGTCGCCGCACCACCTGCACCAGTTGCCCCGCCTAAGCCGCCAGTTACACTGGCCACACCACCTGCCGCGGAACCTTGACCGGCTCCGCCCGCAACGCTTCCAATACCACCGGTTGCATTGCCTGCTGTTCCTGCACCGCCAGCTAGAGATGCGACGCCCCCGTTTCCGGAAGTTGCACCGCCCGCTGCTGCGGCGAGCTTTACCGCACCGCCGACCCCAGTTGCACCAGGTGTGCCACCGGTTGCGGTAATTGCGCCGCCAGCGTTGCTCGATGTGCTGGAAGTTCCGCCAACAATTTCAATTGCACCACCCTGAGCCGCCGCTAGGCCAGTTATACCGAGCGAAGAATCCGATCCGGTAATCGCACCCAGGGCAATCGTATTAAGATCTCCAGCCGACCCGAGAATAACAGCCGCACCCGCAGTTGCAGTCCCGGCAGTAACATCCGCAAGAGCCTGGATGCTACTCGAAGCAAGCTGATCTTCTTCGTTGACCGTTAATTGATGACCGTCCAACGTTTGTATTTGTACATTTGACATGATTTTTCTCGATTAATATAGATAGACAATCGGGCCTTTGTCGGCCGTGAAAGACGTTGGAACGGTGAGCGCAGGCAACGTACCGAAAGTTCCGGTAGCAGATGCGGCCAAATTTAAATAGGTACTTGCAGCGATCTTCCGGGTTTTTGTAGTCGTACCGTTACATTGCAACAGTACGAAATATTTGCCCGCAGGAGCGGCATAAACGGAGGTTAGATCGATCTCTTGGAATGCATCCGTACCAGAAGCCGTGACGCCTGCGAGTGCAGTATTGGCGACCAGCACACCAGAAGAATTGTACAAACCGAGAATTAATTCATCGGTGCCAGCAGTGGTACCATTTAATACCGCGATGCCGGTTACAGATTTACTGTAGTCCAGCATTAATTCAGAAACGTAGATCGTCCCTGCCACATGTACGCCATCGGTACCCAACGAACCGTAGGCAACCGAGCCAATGGGGATATTCGAATACTTAGCCAGCGTCGATAGCGCAATACCGCCCGCGCCAACAGTTAAAGCGCCCGTCGAATCATCAACGGTTGGGCCAATCCCAGAAATAGTTAATGCAGTCATTTTTGAAACTCCAATAAAAAACAATAGACGTAAAAAAAGCCGCTCTTGGCGGCTTGTGAATTTGCTGCTTAAATCAAAACTTCTCGATCTCTTTCAAAATCCCTCGCAGCAGTTGATCTGCCTTAGTTTTGCTTTCGACAGACAGCGCTTTGAAAGCAAGCGCTTTGATAGCATCCAAACAATCCATGACGCGATCCCTATTACAGAGCCTAGGGATTTCCGAGATTACATCCACATCAGTCGATCTGGAAGCGTGACCGAAAGATATCTTCCCAACTAACGTTTCGCGATGCATTAAATAGTTTCACGTGAAAAACAAGGTTTCCTGCCTTTACCGGGTTTCGGCGCTGGCTTTACTGGTTTTTTCATTCCCAATTTATTCCCCCAAGGTTGGTAATCACTATCACCGGATAGTGCATAAATATCACATCATTGAAAATAGTTGCAAAATATAACAAATACCTGTTGACATGTCTACGTAGACGTTATACTATGCATACATCGACACAGCAATTGTGCTGGTCGAGATACCAGGGAGATAGATATGAGCCGCGAGCAAATTGCAATTTTCATTACACTCAACGGCAAAACCTACTCTGCGTCATTTGAAACAGAAGCTGAACGTCAAAAAAAATTACAAGCAGAAGAAAAAGCCTTCGACGAATATGTTGCTGCTTTATCGATTAACTGAGGAGAGAGTTATGCTTAAAAAAGGCGCACACGTTATGACCGATTTTGGTCTTGCAACCCTAACAGGCGAAAAAGAAACCACACTTCGCCCACAAAATCGCAAAAATTCGTGCGGGCAATTGAACTAATAATCGACTACCGCATTCAACAAGCGCTGATTCTATACAGAATTTACCAACCACCAACCCACAGCGGCAACTAACATGGATAAATCAAAGAACAACTTAATAAGTTATGATGATCTTGTTAACAAAACAAGGTTGTTTATGGAAAAAACTATAAAAAAACTTCAATTCTCAAAATTTATGAAGAAAACAATCAAACGCCACGCTATCAGACGAAAATCCATTACAACGGAGAATCCCAATGACTAAGTCACCCTTTCACCTCTTTCCACTTGAAGAGGCCGAAAAATTCTCACTCTATATTCATCAACAGGTCAAAGACATGGAAACGCGCAGAAAGACTACCTCCACCCAACGCAACAAACGCGCTCACGCAGCTTTAAAAGAGGCTGGCGGCGCTCGCATCGAAATACTAGTAGATGCTGTAACACTCAAGCTTGTGGATCAACTCGCGTCCACATCCAACACGTCGCGTAAAGAGGCGATTATCTGGTGCATTCGGAATGCGTGCGAGAAGAATAGCAAATGAACAACTGGCCAAAATTCAATGTTGGAATAGATTTACCAAAATTCAAAATTGGAACAAAATTCAACATGCCATATGAGACCGTTCCGGCAGCCGAGGTCATCGAAATCTACAGTACATATAACAACGCCGGAGAACTGACTGGAATCCGCTATGCCGCGCAATTTGTCCGCCGCGGACACAAAATGATTGATTTTCGCGTGAAAGAAATAACGGTCGAACACGGCTTAATTACGCAGGAATAAAAACCCCTCACGCTACACCAGGGAGGCGGACGCGAGGGCTAAACTTGGAAATTTAGGGCGAGCTCTATCAACAGTAGAAAGCGGCACAGCCGGTAACGCTCAAATTAGCGTCAATCATAATGTATGTTTTCACTTTGTCAAGTCCAATTTCACAGATAATTTTGCGATTGCCCTCCCGCCCGCACTGACAATTCTTTCCTCAAGATTCGAAATCATATCCAAAATAAAATTACGCAAACCAGCATCGCAAATCAAACTCCTGCGCGCAGTCCCATTGCAGGCATTGCATGGCGCATCACCAAGTACTGGCGAGTTCGCAAGCTTCGCAACTCCGTGCCCACTACAAACCGGGCAGATATCAAATAGCCAAAATTCAAATGATAGGTTTGCAACCTTCAACATATCCTCGGCCGACAACTCCCAGCGACGCGCCAGCGCCTTTTTCTCCACAACCTCTCGCCAACGGTCTAGCGTAGGTGCATAGGTCGCCCTTTCGTTTGCATACTTCAAACGAAATAACTTGCCGCCAAATTCAGAATCAGACCACGCAATAGCCGTTAGCCTATCCGTATCATCTGTGTATTCCCGATGTCGTAAATTGGAGCTATGAGTAGCGCACGCATAACTTTCAGCGATAGTCCTTCGATTAGTCATTCCTTAGCCTTTTCCGCTGGCGCTAACTCAATCTTATTGATCTTGCCGATGAGACTATTCAGCGTTTCTTCATATCTGTATACACCATCCCTCCACATTTCCAACATTTCTCTTGTGTTAGCATGCGTCCGCTCCTTATGCTCTAATAATTGATCGCACATGCTCCGCACTTCGTGCACCCATTTCCTCGAATAGCAGGCGATAACACAAAACGAAATCACCAATAGCATGTAAGCAACTTCCAACCAACTTTTTATATAGATTGCATTAACCAACCCCGGTAAAAAACAACATGGGACCCAATAATACTTAAGGTAATTTTTCATTACAAACCCCTAATAAGAAACTTTATTTACACCACATTGACTCAACAATTCTTCAATCTCATCGATTGCCTTCCCAGACTTAATCGTTTTCATGCCGTACCTAAGCAGCCTCCAGCCTAATAGGGTGGCCGCATTGTATTTCTCCATGTCTTTCTCGAATCCATCCTTACGCGAATGCCTTCCATAGCCTGCCGCGCCCTCACATTCGATAGCTATTTTTTGAGCAGGAAATGCAAAATCAAATCTCCAGTTTCTCGATAGCTCAAACTGATATTCGCGCACCGGATAAATAGCCAAAGCTCGCATATGCAGCGCTAGCGTTTCTTCCAGAATCGAAATATTTACTACATTACGTAAGCTCATTTGCATTCACTTTCAGAATAAAATCACCTTTCAGCGCAAACAATGATTGATCTCTCATATTTCTAACAATACTTTTAGAAACTTTTAACAACTTTCTCTTTTGTATTTCAGTCAGAGTAATCTTCGTACCTTTCGCATAAGCAGGAAATTTAACCTCACCCTCTTCCATTTTTTATTCCCCGCCAAAACAATGGCTCAAACTCTTCAAAGAAAAACAATGCGCAGATCGCCAATCCCGGTGTATTGTATGACTTACCCCAACTTCCATTCATAAATCGCTGGAAACAGCCGGGGTATGTTTCATAAACCCCATTTCTAATCGGAGTACCATCATTAGCGACTGAATACCATGGCGTTAGTTTCCAATGACGGATAAAAATATTTATATCCACGCTACCTCCATTTCAACGCTGTACGCATAATTTCCATCTGCTTTGAATGATCTCCAAGCTTCGTTCCCCACTCGATTCCATTCTCGCTAGCCCAAAATACAGGCTCGCCATTCCCGCCTCGCTTGATCTGCGTGTTGATGTCGTCAGTACCAAATGCGGCTCGCATAGCGTCAATGAATACGGCCACGTTAGGCATTTGCTCTCGCAGACTCACGCACAAGCTCCAAAATCAATACCCCATATTTCCGGATCATCCCTGACACTGCTTGAAATCCACATCGGTTGTTTATTCTTATATATAAACCTAAAATTAAAAGCAGCCAAAATAACCCTCTTCATAAAAACTGCGAATTTTATTTCACCAAAATTATTTGTATTAAAAATAAAATAATTAAATTTCCTTTTGCGTATTTTAGTCATGCCCGCCACCAACAACTTTTGGAGCCAAAATTTGTAGAATATTCGACAGATTTTTACGGGCAGTTTCTCTATCCGTTATCGCTTTACCAGGGGCCGGCAATTCAACCAACTTCTTCGGGACTGGGTCAGTCTTTGTTTTAAATTTTTCGAAAAGATGCACCCAACGGCCACGAGCCGCCGACCATGTAAAATTTTTAAGATCGAACTCACCGAATGCCATAGCAGTCCAATACACGCCAGGAGAGCTCCATACATCAGTCCCGTTGTGGCGCTTCGATATTTGCTCAAC